AGACCTCATTTTTCTGGCAGCTACCCCAAATACCGCATTTAGGGAAACACCCCCCGTCATCGTTTATTTGGGTCCCCTACCCCCGGGGTATATATTTTAACCTCTTTACATACTCCCATGGCTATACGTATAAGGCGCGTCTGCTCCCTCAAACCGGACGCTGCGCCACATGCCTGTTGTTAAAATAGAACCTACGGATAAACATCCGCCCCCATTCAGCCTCGATGTTGAAGAATTACCCACCTATATGGATGAGGTGATGGTCGCTGCGAACACCGCAGAGCTTATTGAGAGCCTTGGCGCACCCCTAGAGGTGGACGAAAAGACCATCGAGAAGGAAAAAGCGCTGATTAAGTCGGCGCTCAAGGGCAAAAACCGCGAAGCATTGAAGAGTTTACCTGTGGCATTGGCAGCATCGTCGTTCGTCCGCGAATATGGACATAACTTAGCACATGACATTACCGAGGTGCGCGCAGCGCTGACCAACAAGCTGTTGGAGATTGCCAACTGTGGCGATACGAAGTTCGAGCTTCGCGCTCTGGAACTGCTGGGCAAGCACTCAGACATCTCGCTCTTCACCGAGCGCAGCGAAATCACCATCAATTATAACTCACCCGACGCGCTTGAATCGGCCATTAAGGAGCGGGTCAAGCGCCTGCTGAACGCTAAGATCATCGACATGCCCACGGCGAGCGAAGACTTGGATGAAGAACTGGGTCGCTACATCCCCCAAAATGAAGACGACGAAGACGAAGATGTACAGGAATTTGTACAGGAAGAGGATAGCGAAGCCTAATGGCAAGACGCGGTCCCCCTAATAGGAAGGTAATGGAGGAGATATCGCTCGATGATATCCCGAAAATCTTACACTTGCTGCCTGTGCACGAGCAGGAGAAGTTACTGGCCGAGTTGGAGAAGCTCGACGAGCTTAAAACGACCAAGACCGCCCAAGACAAGTTCCTCGGGTTCGTCAGAGAGGTCTGGCCGACATTTATTGGGGGACGACATCATGCAAAAATGGCAGACGCCTTCGAACGCGTTGCTCGTGGTGAGTGCAAACGCCTCATTATTAATATGCCACCGCGACACACGAAGTCGGAGTTCGCCTCTTACTTGCTCCCTGCATGGTTCCTCGGAAAGTACCCCCATAAAAAGATTATCCAATGCTCGCACACGGCAGAACTCGCTGTAGGCTTTGGTCGTAAGGTGCGTAACTTGGTGGATACGGAAGTTTACCACCGCATTTTCCCCGACCTTTCGCTGGCCTCGGACTCCAAGGCGGCTGGCCGATGGAATACAAGCAAAGGCGGGGATTACTTCGCTATCGGTATCGGTGGTGCTGTGACCGGTAAGGGTGCCGACGTGCTCATCATTGATGACCCGCACTCCGAGCAGGAAGCTGCTATCGCGGAAGTTAACCCAGATATCTACGATAAGACCTACGAGTGGTACACCTCAGGTCCGCGTCAGCGTCTCCAGCCGGGTGGGTCCATCGTCGTCGTGATGACGCGCTGGTCGAAGCGCGACCTGACTGGGCAGATACTCAAGGATGCAGCGGCCAACGACAGCCTTGATGAGTGGGAAGTTATTGAATTTCCAGCTATTTTACCCTCGGAGAAGCCGCTGTGGCCCGAGTTCTGGGAGCTAAGCGAGCTTGAGAAAGTTAAGCGCGACGTTCCGAACAGTAAGTGGATGGCGCAGTATCAGCAGAATCCGGTCTCAGAAAGCGCGGCTATCGTCAAGCGTGAGTGGTGGCAGGAGTGGCCGAGCGACAACCCGCCACAATGTGACTTTATCCTCATGGCATGGGATACGGCCTTCGAGAAAACACAACGTGCCGACTATTCAGCGTGCACAACATGGGGCGTTTTTTATCATCCTGACGACACAGGCACTGAACAGGCCAACATTATCCTCCTGAATGCCTTCCGGGACCGCATGGAGTTCCCTGAGCTTAAACAAGTGGCAGTCGAGGAGTATAAAGAGTGGGACCCGGACAGTGTGATAATCGAGAAAAAGGCTTCCGGTGCACCTTTGATCTACGAGATGAGGGCGATGGGGATACCGGTACAAGAGTTTACACCTACACGGGGGAACGACAAAATCTCCCGCTTGAACGCTGTGAGCGATCTGTTTGCCTCTGGACGGGTGTGGGCACCTGCAACTCGGTGGGCCGAAGAAGTGATTGATGAAGTTGCAGAATTTCCCGCAGGCAGCCACGATGACTATGTCGATACGGTGTCCATGGCAATGCACCGCTTCCGTCGTGGAGGTTATGTGACTACTACGCTAGACGAACCGGACGAAATCCAGTATTTCAGGTCAAACCGTAATCAGGGGTATTATTAATGGACATCGACAAAGCCCTCAACCAAGCACCGCTTGGCCTTTCACCTGAAGATATGATGGGCCGCGAGCCTGATATCGAGATTGAGATCGAAGACCCGGAGGAAGTAACCATCCGTTCGGGCGATATGGAGATCGAAATCGACCCCGATGCGGAGGAAGACGACGAGTTCAACGAGAACTTGGCCGAAGACCTTGATGAAGGTCAGCTTACGCAGCTTGCGGGCGACCTGTTGGGTGAGTTTGAGGAAGACCTGTCGAGCCGCAAGGACTGGATACAGACCTACGTCGATGGTCTCGAACTGCTTGGTATGAAGGTCGAAGACCGTACTGAGCCTTGGCCGGGTGCCTGCGGCGTCTACCACCCGCTCCTCTCCGAAGCTTTGGTTAAGTTCCAAGCTGAGACCATGATGGAGACATTTCCTGCCGCTGGACCAGTGCGCACGGAGATTATTGGTAAAGAAACGCCTGAGAAGCGCGATGCCGCTGCGCGTGTCCAAGCTGATATGAATTACCAGTTGACCGATGTGATGGTCGAGTATCGCCCTGAACATGAGCGCATGCTGTGGGGGTTGGGCCTTGCAGGAAATGCGTTCAAGAAGGTGTATTTCGACCCATCACTCGGTCGTCAGGCGTCGATGTACCTTCCGGCAGAAGATGTCGTGGTACCTTATGGCGCGTCCAGTTTGGAAGTCGCTGGACGTGTCACCCATGTGATGCGGAAGACCCCGAACGAGCTTAAAAAGCTCCAAGCGTCGGGCTTTTACCGTGATGTAGACCTGCCTGAGCCTGTCGATACGCTCGATGACATCGAGAAGGCTATCGCTGAGAAGATGGGCTTCCGAGCTTCGTCTGACGACCGGTACAAGCTACTCGAAATGCACGTCGATTTGGTCCTGCCAGACGACAAATTTGCTGAAGACGAGGCTGAAGCTGAGATTGCCGTCCCTTACGTTGTGACCATGGACAAGGCGACCGAGACGATCCTGTCTATCCGTCGTAACTGGGACCCCGAGGATGACCTTAAAAAGAAACGCAACCATTTCGTACATTACGCGTACGTTCCGGGCTTTGGCTTCTACGCTTTTGGCCTTATTCACCTTGTTGGTGCTTTTGCTAAGTCTGGTACCAGCCTTATTCGGCAGCTTGTTGATGCTGGTACTCTATCTAACCTACCGGGTGGGTTTAAAACTAAGGGTCTGAGGGTCAAGGGTGACGATACGCCTATCGCTCCGGCTGAATGGCGTGATGTGGACGTGGCCTCGGGTACGATGCGTGATAACATCATGCCGTTGCCGTACAAAGAACCAAGCCAAGTTCTGTACAGCCTCCTCGGCACCATCGTAGAGGAAGGTCGTCGCTTCGCCTCTGCGGCTGATTTGCAGGTCTCTGACATGTCGGGGCAAGCCCCTGTCGGTACCACGCTGGCGATCCTTGAGCGCACGCTCAAGACCATGTCGGCTATTCAGGCACGCATCCACTACTCGATGAAGCAGGAGTTCAAGCTCCTCAAAGGTATCATCGCGGATTATACGCCAGAAGCGTATAACTACGAGCCGGAAGAAGGTAGCCGTAAGGCTAAGAAATCTGACTATGACATGGTCACGGTCATCCCTGTCAGTGACCCTAATGCTGCCACCATGGCGCAGAAGATCGTGCAATATCAAGCAGTTCTGCAACTCGCGCAGGGTGCACCACAGCTTTACGATATGCCGTATCTACACCGTCAGATGCTTGAAGTGCTTGGCATTCAGAATGCCGAGAAGCTTGTCCCGCTCAAGGACGGTGACGACATGAAGCCACGTGACCCTGTGTCTGAGAACATGGACGTCATTAACGGTAAGCCGGTCAAGGCGTTTATCTACCAAGACCACGAAGCGCATATTCAGGTCCACATGAACGCGATGCAAGACCCCAAGGTTGCGCAGCTTATGGGTCAGAACCCCAACGCGCAGGCTATGCAAGCTGCTATGCAGGCGCACATCGCTGAGCATTTGGCCTTCGAGTACCGCAAACAGGTCGAAGAGCAGGCCGGTGTACCACTGCCTCCACCAAACGCTGAGATGGATGAGAACACTGAGCTTGCCATTTCACGGCTTGCTGCCGCTGCTTCGTCGCAGTTGCTCCAGAAGAACCAGTCTGAAGCGCAACAGCAGCAAGCACAGCAGATGGCTCAGGACCCAATCATCCAGATGCAGATGGCTGAGCTTGAGATCAAGAAGGGCGAACTCGAACTCAAGAAGCAGAAGCTACAAATTGACGCTGCTGAGAAGAACGACCGGCTCGAACTTGAGCAGATGCGTATCGAGTCGCAAGAAGAAATCGCTGGCCTCCAAGTGGGGGCCAAGATGGCAACGGATCAGTCAAACCTGTCCGCCAAGGAGCAGATGGAAGGACTTCGTTTGGGTGTTGAAGTCGCCCGCGAACAGTTCCAAGCTACTCAAACCCCTGTTTCTCCAACCCAGCAACCAGAGGAAATTGAATGAGGAATGATGTCTTAAAACACATCGCCGATGAAATCCAAGAAGAGATCACAGTTATGAGCGACGACCTCGCTCGTGGCGGTGCTAAGGATCACGGCGACTACAAATATGCCTGCGGTATTATCCGTGGGTTAATGATGGCAACCAGCGTCCTTGCGAATATGGCACAGCGTCTGGAGAACGATGATGACTGACCTCATTGATCTCTCCGGTAAGCCCATCCCTAAGGTGGGTGCGGCCCCCGAGCTTGCGTTTGAAGACCGCGCTAAGCAGCTTCCTGAGCCTTCTGGGTATCGCATTCTGTGTGCTATCCCTGAGATCGAGAAGACCACTGAGGGCGGCATCATCAAGGCCGAAGTCACCATACACCACGAAGAACTGCTCGCCACAGTGCTCTATGCCGCAAAGCTCGGCCCAGACTGCTATGCTGACGAGAAACGCTTCCCAAGCGGCCCTTGGTGCAAGGAAGGTGACTTCATTCTCGTGCGTCCGCATGCGGGCACGCGCATCGTAATTCATGGCCGTCAATTCCGTATTATCAATGATGATGCGGTTGAAGGCGTCGTGGAAGACCCTCGCGGGATTTCTCGCGGGTAAAAACGGGTAACCGTACAAAGGAGAAGTAATATGGCAGCAGAGCCAAATGATGACGACTTCCAGTGGGAAGTTGAAGAAGATACCCCTGTTTCCGATGAGGGCAACCAGCCCGAGATCGACGTAGAAGATGATACTCCCGAGGCAGATCGTGGGCGCGAGCCTATGCCTGCTGAAGTGGTAGCTGAGCTTGAGGCTGACGAACTCGAAGAATACTCCGAGAAGGTCAAAATCCGCCTTAAGCAGATGAAGAAGGTCTGGCACGATGAACGCCGTGAAAAAGAGCGTGTCATGCGCGAACAAAGCGAAGCACTCAGTGCAGCCCAGCGGCTTCTCGAAGAGAATCGCAAGCTGAAGGCCACCCTTTCCGAAGGTGAGCAGACGCTGGTTGGTAGCTTCAAACAAACCGCTGAATATGAGCTTGCACAGGCCAAACGTGAGTACAAGGATGCTTACGAAGCCGGTGATACTGACCGCGTTTTAGACGCACAACAGAAGCTCAGCGAAGCCCAATATAAGCTTCAGCAGCTTGCTGGGTATAGACCTACTTTACAAGACGTAGAGGAAGATGTACAACTTACTCAACCGCAGGTGCAAATCCCGCGACCAGACCAGAAAACAGTTGCGTGGCAAGAGCGCAATATGTGGTGGGGTACTGATCCGGAGATGACTGCATCGGCACTTGGGCTTCACCAGAAGCTTGAGAAAGAACGTGGTCCGCAGTTTGTGGGCACCGACGAATATTGGAGCGCTATCGACACAACGATGCGCCGTCGCTTCCCTGAATATTTTGGGGAAGATAAAGCGACCGAAGGCACTGCGAAGGCTTCACGGCAATCGAAGGCTGCCAATGTAGTCGCACCAGCTTCCCGAAGTACGTCCTCCAAAAAGATTGTACTTAAACAGTCTCAGCTAGCGATAGCTAAGAAACTGGGCTTAACCCCCGAGCAATATGCTCGTGAATTTGCGAAGATGGAGCGTTAAAATGGCAGAAACTAGAATAGCACGTGAGCACGAAGATCGTACAAGCGCGAAGCGACCTGAGTCGTGGGCACCAGCAGCAGGGCTTCCTGAGCCTGAAAAGCAACCCGGGTACTCATATAAGTGGATTCGCACTTCAACGATGGAGCAGTCAGACGCCAAAAACGTCTCAGCCAAGCTCCGTGAGGGGTGGGAACCGGTACGGATTGAAGAGCAGCCCAAGCTCGCCTTTCTAGCCGATTCTAACAGCCGCTTTAAAGACAGCATTGAAATGGGCGGGTTGTTGCTTTGCAAAATCCCGACTGAGTTTATGGTCCAACGGAAGCGTTATTACGCCGACAAAAACCGTGCTCAGATCGAGTCTGTGGACAACAACTTCATGAGAGAGAACGACGCTCGTATGCCTCTCTTCCGCGAGAAGAAGTCATCGACGTCATTTGGTAGAGGCAAATAAGCTAGGAGCTTAGAAACATGGCATATCCTTCTGTTTCAGCCCCCTACGGGCTGATCCCGATCAATTTGATCGGTGGGCAGGTTTTTGCAGGTGCTACGCGTCAAATTCCTATTGCGACCAACTCTTCGACTGCCATTTTTTATGGTGACGTCGTAAAGCTGGCCGACACGGGTACTTTGGCAAAGGACACCGGCACAACTGCCGCCACGCCAGTCGGCGTGTTCCTTGGTTGCTCGTACACCGATCCGGTGTTCGGGAAAACCTTCCGTCAGTACTACCCCGGTACGACGAACATCACTGACGTCATGGCATACGTGCAAGACGATCCAGATGCTCTGTTCAAAGTAGCGGTCGTTAGTGGTCAGAACACCACGATCAGCTACGTGAACCGCACTTCGGTCGGTAACAACGCTGTTCTGGCTCAGAACACAGGTTCGACCATCACTGGCAACTCGCAGGTGGCAATCACTTCCGCGACTAACACCACTTCCACGTGGCCGATTCGCGTTATTGATGTTGTTCCTGAAACTGCATTGGCAGGTAACCCCGGTTCTTACACCGAAGTTATCGTCAAGTGGAATCAAGGCATGCACCAGTACCTCAACCCCACTGGCGTGTAAGGAGACTGACTAATGGCAATTTCACGCGCACAACTCCTTAAGGAGCTATTGCCCGGTCTGAACGCTTTGTTTGGTCTGGAATACGCACGCTACGGCGAAGAGCACAAAGAGATTTTCGAAACCGAAAGCTCTGAGCGTTCGTTCGAAGAAGAAACGAAGCTGTCGGGTTTCTCCGCTGCTCCGGTCAAGAACGAAGGTTCTGCTATCGCCTATGACAACGCGCAGGAAGTCTTCACTGCTCGCTACAACCACGAAACGATTGCCCTCGGGTTCTCGCTAACGGAAGAAGCGATTGAAGATAACTTGTACGACTCGTTGTCCTCGCGTTACACAAAGGCTCTGGCTCGGGCCATGGCGTACACCAAGCAGACTAAAGCTGCTGCAATCCTGAACAATGGCTTCGACACCGACTATGCCGGTGGCGATGGTCAACCATTGTTCTCGAACGCTCACCCGCTCGTCTCTGGTGGCACCAACTCGAACATCCCAACCACTGCTGCTGATTTGAATGAAACGTCGCTTGAAGCGGCTGTAATTCAGATTGCTGCGTGGACGGATGAACGTGGCCTGCTCATCGCGGCTAAACCGCGTAAGCTGGTAGTTCCGCCAAGCCTGATGTTCGTTGCAACACGCCTCCTCGAAACCGAACTTCGCGTTTCGACGGCTGACAACGATATCAACGCGCTTAAGTCGAATGGCTCGATCCCAGAAGGTTACACCGTTAACCACTTCTTGACCGACACGGATGCGTGGTTCTTGACCACCGACGTGCCAAATGGCCTGAAGCACTTCGTTCGTACGCCTATGCAAAACAGCATGGACGGTGACTTTGATACGGGCAACGTCCGTTACAAGGCTCGCGAGCGTTACAGCTTCGGCTGGTCCGATCCACTCGGCATGTACGGTTCCGAAGGCGCTGCCTAAGGAAACAGGGGGAGGGGGAGTGGGAAACTACTTCCCCTCTTTTCTTTTAGGTGATATACCTACGCATCTAGGTGATTAATTCGTACCGACTGCCCTAGCAGACATAGTAGAGACGGTACGTACAAGTGCTACTACACGGAGATATTATCATGGGTACTACAACTTTTTCAGGTCCGGTTGTCTCGCAGAACGGCTTCATCGGTGACTTCACTGGCACCGTTACGGGCACCGTTGTTCAGCCGGTTGCTGCTGTTACTGCTGCAGGTACTAACCTCGCAACCGCCGCTGCTCTTTCGAACGGTGTCAACGGCGTTGGCAGCGCTTCGGGTACCAATGGCGTGAAGCTTCCGACGGCTGTCGCTGGCACGACCATCACGGTTTACAACTTGGCTGAGACCAACGGCCTTATCGTCTATGCGAACACCAGCGACACCATCAACGGTGCGGCTTCGGTGACCATGGAAGGTTCGACTTGGCTTCAGTGCATTGCGCTCACGGACGCAATTTGGCTGACGACGATCTTTACTGCTAACGCCTGATCGGTAACCTCTAAGAAGGAGAAATCCGATGGCAATGCAAACTGACGTCAAATCCACCAAACCGCTTACGGCGACTGGTGTGTTCAAGACCCAAGCCAACGATGACATGGCTTTCCGCACCCGCATCAAGGGTATCTATTACACAAACGGTGTAAGTGCGGGTTCGGTCGTCATTACAGATGGCAACGGTGGCAGCACATTGTTGACGTTGAACACGCCTGCTGCGGCAAACGCTGATGCGGTCTACGTCCTTATACCGGATCAAGGTATCCTTGCAGAAAACGGTTTGTACGCTACAGTGACTAACACGGCGTCAACCGTCATTTTCTATGGGTGATATATGCAAGCACAAAAAGGTTACGATTTAGCCGGTAAGAGCATCTTCATTGCTCTGCCCGCCTATGACTTCAAGGTCTCCTTGAAGCTGGCGGTTTCGTTGGCTCGGTTCACTCAGGTGGCTGGCCAGCACGGCATTACGATACAGATTGGCAGCATCTGCGGATGCTCTGTCGTCTCTCGCGCTCGTAACCTGCTTGTTCAAGACATGCTGGAATCCACCTGCGATTATTTGCTCTTCATCGACAGCGACATCAACTTTGAGCCGGAACACATCTTCCGCCTTATGGCTTGGGGTAGCGATCCGAAGAAGGGGATCGTCGCAGGTGTTCCACGCACACGTAGCGAAAACAAGGTCTACATCGCTGACCTTGACTACGACGAGAACCACGAACTGACCATGAATGGTATGGGTCTGGTACGTGGTAAGCGCGTTGCGACCGCTTTCATGCTGGTTCGCCGCGAAGTATTCGAGCAGATGGCTGCTGCTAACCCCGAGTGGGTCTACAAGGATCAGCGCTCAGATCGCATGATCCCCTGCCTATTTGATTTCAAACTCACCGAAGAGGGCTACATGGGCGAGGACTTCTTGTTCTGCGACCGTGCTCGCGAAATCGGTTTTGAGGTTTGGATCGACCCCAGCATTCAACTCGGACACATGGGCGTACAAGAGTACGAAGGCTGCTTCGGCACCGACGTTCTTTATCCGATGCTCGCCCCCACACAGAAGGAAGCAGCATAATGGGTATCAAGCTAGGTGATATTTCGCCGCTCGCAGGAGCGATAAGCGGTAAGGGTTTGTTCGGTAAAGGGTTGGCTAAATTAGCAGACTCCGGTGCAGGTTTCCTTATTCCCGCCTCTTACCTCGCTAAGAGCCAGCGGGATAAAGCAGCACGTAAAGCAGCACGTCCAGCAGCAGGTATGCGCGCACGTCCAATGGTAGAAGACATCATGGTAGCTGAAGAAGCTCCTGCCGGTGCAATGATGCGCAAAGGTGGTAAGGTTAGCGCCGTTCAAGCCGTGCATAAGCATGAGCGCGCCAAACATAAAGGTCAACCGCTGACCAAGATGGCTAAGGGTGGTTCAACTGCCTCCAAGCGCGCCGATGGCTGCGCTACCAAGGGTAAAACCAAGGGGAGGTTTGTGTAATGGCTAAGAAGACGAAACGGTTTAACCGAGGCGGCGGTGCTTCGAGTGGTTCTGTGCCCCTCCAAAGCCTAAACTATAACCTTTTATCTGGAAGCGGTCGTGGCGCAGGTGGTGGTTTACAACTACGTCCTACTATAATGCGGCAACCTTCATCTGACCTAAGTAGGCTTACTGGCACATCTCCACCAAAGGGGGTTGGAGTCCAAGGTACTGTACGCTTCAAAAAAGGTGGCTCAACTGCTTCTAAGCGCGCTGACGGCTGCGCTACTAAGGGCAAGACTAAGGGAAGGTTTGTATAATGCCCGTACGCAAAGGAAGCAAAATACTTGGCGCTAGCCCCGGCTTGTCTAACAAAGATACTTTAGGGGATGATGAAACTAGGCTTGCTCGCTGGGACCAGATGACAGCGGCTGAAAAGGCTCGCGTCCGTGCGCGGGAGAAAGCTGAGCTTAAAGAGGCGGAAAGCGAGCGCAAACGCCCACTGTCAAGTCGTATCATGGGTGGGCTTTTTACACCATTGCAACGTGCGAAGGAAGTAGCAGCAGAAGACACTTCACGGCGCGAAAGCCGCTATCGAGAGGCTAAGGAAACAACATCTAAGTCGGATAAAGATCGGACTAAACTGTACCCGGTTGACCGCAAGATAAAACTTCGTAAGGGCGGTTCTGTCTCCGCTTCTCGCCGTGGCGATGGTATTGCCCGTAAAGGCAAAACTCGTGGGAAGGTCTGCTAATGGCTAAGACACCCGCTTGGACACGTAAAGAAGGTAAAGCGAAGTCTGGCGGGCTGAACGCCAAGGGTCGTGCGTCCTATAACAAAGCCAATCCGGGTAAGCCCGGTCTCAAGGCTCCGCAGCCTGAAGGTGGTCCGCGCAAGAAGTCATTCTGTGCGCGCATGTCAGGGATGAAGAAGAAACTTACGAGTAAGAAGACCGCGAATGACCCCAATAGCCGCATCAACAAAAGCCTCAGAGCTTGGAAGTGCTGACATGGAAATGATGGTATGGAACATTCTTCTTTCGGCAGTGGTGGCGGTTATGGGCTTCTTGTTTAAGGGCAAGATTGACGAGTTGGACCGTCTTGGCATCCTGCTCAACAAAACCCGTGAAGAAATCGCTCGTGAGCATGTAACTCGTTCGGAGATGACCACACTGGTCGATAAGCTAGGAGACCGGTTTGATAAGGCGTTTGAACGTCTTGAGGCCAAGGTTGATGAGATGAGGAAGGCATAGCAATGGCACGTAAAATGCGTAAGTTTTCTGCTGGTGGCGCACAAGGTCGTTACGACCGTCGCATGGCGGACATCAAAAAAGATTTCGCAAAGGACTCAGCGGGCAAAAGCGGTAGGGCACTCGAAGTGCTTGAAGCTAAGCGCGCCCAGCGTATTGCTGATGCAGAAGATGACCGTGCCAAGCGCACAGGCGCTGACCGTACAGCTACACGCGCCGCCGAGGCTGCGGCAGAAAGCAACCTGACAAAGACCCGCAAGTTTGGTGCGCCAAAGGCGGTAACCACCGAAGCGCCAGCGTCTAAAGTCATGGACAGCATGCCTGCGCTAACTGCGCCTAAGATGGATAGCTCCATCGGTAAGCCGCAGAGCTTTGCTGCTGCGTTTAAGGACGCACGTTCACGTCTAGGTGCAGGTAAGACTTTCACCTTTAACGGTAAGAGCTTCACCACAAACATCGCAGGCGAAGGCCGTAAACCTACGTCGGGCGGTTCGAGCACAAATAAAGGTGCAACTACGTCGCCTGCGAGCACAAATAAAAGTGCAGGCACACCCGATATAGACAAGCGGGCGGAGTTTCGTAGGCAAACAGCCGCAAAACAGGCGGAGCTTCGTCGGGAAGCCAATCGTGCTGCTATGCGTCGTAACACAGCCGGTAAAACGCAACTCGTTGGTCCTGCTGATAGTCAAGAAGCGCGCATCCGCACAGCCCAAAAGACCATGGCGGCGGTGAAACCCGTTGACGACAAGGCGGCTAAATTGTCGCGCCTTAAGGTCGCAGCAGAAGCTCCCGGTGCGACTCAGTTTGCTAAGGACAGATATAAATATGCCGTATCGTCTGGTATGTACGCCAAGGGTGGCAAAGTTAAAAAGGAAAAGACTATGAAATATGCTAAAGGTGGTTCAACCCCTCCACAACCTTCCGCTGCGGACCGTGCTCGCAGTAAGAAGCATCTAGCTGAACTTAAGAAGCTCAAGCCTACCGCTGAGCAAGCTAAGGTAATCGCAAGTGCAAACCGCTCGGAAGGTCCGGGCTACAAGAAAGGTGGAAAAATGGCACCCAAGTTCGGCGCAGCAATGGTCAAGAAATCTGCTGACACCAAAGGTCGTGCAATGGTCAAGAAGGCCGGTGGCGGCAAATGCTACGCTTCAGGCGGTCTCGTCGGTGGCCATAAGTCGGCTGATGGTATTGCCAAGAAAGGCAAAACCAAGGGTAAGATGGTCTAATGCGCGCTTGTCGGGGCATGGGGGCGATGAACCCATCCAAAATGCCGGGTAAGAAGACAATCAAACGGAAGGACAATCCTGATGATGTCTCGATGTACGCAAAGGGGGGTAAAGCGAAGCTTGACATCTCCAAAGCGATCAAAAAACCCGGCGCACTCCGTGCGCAGCTTGGCACTCCTGAGGGAAAGAAAATCCCAGCAGGAAAGCTCGCCAAAGCCGCTAAGGCTCCCGGCAAGTTAGGCCAACGCGCACGGTTCGCGCAGATGTTGAAAGGCTTTAAGAAGAAGTAATGGCACGGTCGGACGAACCTAAGTGGAAGCGCATTGTTGCTAGTGTAAAAGCTGGCACCAAGGGTGGAAACGCGGGTCAATGGTCCGCCCGTAAAGCCCAACTTGCGACCCAGCGGTATAAGAAGTCTGGCGGCAGCTATAGCGGCCCGAAGACAGAAGCGCAGAAGTCCTTGTCCAAATGGACCAAAGAGGACTGGGGGACCAAGTCGGGTAAGCCATCCACACAGGGGGCGAAAGCAACAGGCGAACGCTATCTACCAAAGAAAGCACGTCAGGCGCTGACATCTTCTGAATATGCTGCTACAACCAAGGCGAAGCGTGAGGGTACAAAGGCGGGCAAGCAGTTCGTCAAGCAACCCAAGAGCGTTGCCAAGAAGACAGCGAGATTTAGATGACCACATCCGGCACTACAGCATTTAACCTGAACCTCAATGAACTCGTTGAGGAAGCGTTCGAGCGCTGTGGTGCCGAGCTACGGACGGGTTATGACTTGCGTACGGCGCGGCGTAGCCTGAACCTGCTTACCATTGAGTGGGCAAACCGTGGCATTAACTTGTGGACCATCGAGCAAGGCTCAATCCCCATGGTGCAGGGGCAGATTGTCTATGACCTTCCTGTAGATACTATCGACTTGCTCGATCACGTGATCCGCACGCAGACTGGCCAAGGCCAGACGGATATCAACATTACCCGTATCAGCATCGACACATACTCGACGATCCCAAACAAGAACGCCCAAGGGCGTCCCATCCAAGTGTGGATCAACCGTCAGTCAGGCGCGACCGAACCCAGCACCGGGGTGGCGTATCCGAATATCAACGTATGGCCTGCCCCAGAGCAGTCCAACTATTACACCTTCGTCTACTGGCGCTTGCGCCGTTTACAGGACGCTGGTGACGGCGTTACTACGCAGGATATCCCATTCCGCTTCCTACCGTGCATGGTGGCAGGTCTAGCGTATCATCTGTCGAAGAAAATCCCCGGCGCGCTTGAGCGCAGCCAGATGCTTAAGATGGAATACGAAGAATTGTGGCAACAAGCTGCCGACGAGGACCGCGAGAAGGCGTCATTGCGTATCGCACCGCGTCAGATGTTCTATTAAGGAGATAGCATGCCAAATAGGTTTGCCTCCGGTAAATGGGCAATTTCGCAGTGTGACCGCTGCGGGTTTCGATATAAGCTGAAGCAGCTTCGGCGTCTCGTCATCAAGACGAAGAACGTCAATATCCTCGTGTGCCCGTCCTGCTGGGAACCAGATCAACCACAGCTTCAACTCGGTATGTATCCGGTTGATGATCCTCAGGCGCTGCGTAACCCGCGCCCTGACACCACATATCTCCAAGGCGGCTTGACCGGCCTCCAAGAAGAAACACAGGGCGAAGTGCCTAATGATAACGTGCTGGCATTTGGTGGACCATCAGGTGGTAGCCGCGTAATCCAGTGGGGTTGGGCACCTGTCGGCCTAAATAATCCTTTGGGTTTATTTGGACTTCCAAATACGCTATTAGGGAGTGGTCAAGTAGGGACCGTAACGATTGAGACGGAGAATTAAGATGGCTAAAGGTGGCAAGACAAACAAGCAGATGTTGAGCATGGGCCGTAATCTGGCAAAGATTGCGAACCAGAAAAGCGGCAGCAAGCCGAAGAAGGACATGGGAAAGGTCAATAAAAATGGCTGATTATAAGCAACCTAAGGTCTACACACAGGCCGACCTCGGCAACAACGGCTATCCGAACAAGATCGCCAATACCCAGACGCAGAAGACCCGTGGTACGGGTGCAGCGACCAAGGGTACTGGGCATAGCAAGAAGATGGGCTAATGAACTACGCTGAACTGTTCGAGACGATTAAGGGGTACGTCGAAAACGACTTCCCCAATACCTCATGGACCGGCTCTGACGGCTCCAGCGCGGTTACATTGACGTCTACCGAACAGATCAACACGTTCATCGAACAGGCTGAGCAGCGCATCTTTAACACGGTGCAGTTGCTTGACCTGCGTAAGAACGTGACGGGCAACATGACGGCAGGTAACAAATACCTTGCGGTGCCCACAGACTGGCTGGCTAACTTCTCCATGGCGGTTATCGACGATACCGGACGTTATGAGTATATGCTCAACAAGGACGTCAGTTTTATTCGGCAGTCGTTCCCTAACCCCAACGATGAGGGTATCCCCTACTGCTACGCCTATTTCGACGAAAATTCGTATATTCTCGGGCCTACACCCGACCAGAACTATAACGTAGAGCTTCACTATTTCTATTACCCAGCTTCGATTGTGACGGCAGGTACGTCATGGCTGGGCGACAATTTTGACAGCGTGCTGCTTTATGGTTCTCTGCTCGAAGCTTACACCTTTATGAAAGGTGAAACGGATGTTATAGCGGGGTACCAGAAACGGTACGACGAAGCTATGGCAATGCTCAAGCAGCTTGGCGAGGGTAAGAACAGGCAGGATATGTACCGTACACCACAAGTTAGGTATCCCGTACGATGATTACTGAACTCGAAACCGCCTTAGGCACTGTGCAGGTAATGACCACGAACAACCGTGGGTTTTCTGCTGAAGAGCTTGCTGAGCGTGCTTTAAATCAAATTATTAACGTAGGTGACAACGCACCCCCAGTAATTGCGGATCAGGCCCGTGCCTTCCAAGAAAACTTGCGCGAAGTGCTCATCTACTTTATGCGTGAAGCCATGCGCTCGCGCAACGTAACTCTGGCAGCTAAGTTTACCGAAGCTGGGTTTCCTGAGCTTGTAAAACTGATTGATACGTAAGGAGAATACCCATGGCTATTACCCAAGCTATGACAACCAGCTTCAAGGCAGAAATTTTGCTGGCTGTCCATGATTTCCGTAACACTGGTGGCGACACCTTCAAACTAGCGTTGTACACCTCGTCGGCTTCGATTGATGCCAACACGACTGCCTACACGGCTACCAACGAGAGCACCGGCACGAACTATACCGCTGGCGGCGCTGCGCTGACCAATGGTGGCGTGACCGCTACGAATACCAACGCTTCGGCAGGTACAGGTTTCACAACCTTCAGCAACCTAACATTCACGAATGCTACGGTTACGGCTCGCGGCGCGTTGATCTACAACACAACCCCATCGGCTAATGGCACGGCGAACACCACGCTGACCAATGCTTCTGTGGCTGTGCTTGATTTTGGTTCAGATAAGACTTCGACGGCAGGTGATTTTACCATCATCTTCCCGACGAATAACAACACCTCGGCTATCATCAGGATTGCATAATGGCTCTCGTCCTCGCTAACCGCGTACAAGAAACGACTACCACTACAGGCACTGGCACGGTAACTCTTGCTGGTGCCGTAGCTGGTTTCCAGTCGTTTGCGGTTATCGGGAACGGCAACACCACGTACTACACGATTACTAGCGGGAATAACTGGGAAGTCGGGATCGGTACCTATACGTCTTCTGGTACTACGCTAGCACGTACAACAGTCTTGTCGTCTAGTGCGGGTGGCACAACTAAGATTACCCTTGCAGGTACGTCTACTGTGTTTGTTACCTACCCGTCCGAAGACTCGGTATATCAGGATGGCTCAGTTATTGCAGCAGGTACGGCTGTCCTTGCCATAGCTAATGGCGGTACGGGTGGAACCACGCAGGCAACGGCGCGCACGGGTCTTGGCCTTGGCACTGTATCTACACAAGACGCATCTGCTATTGCCATTACAGGCGGCGATGTAACCAATGTGAAAATGCAGCGTTACCGGGAAACCGTAACCGCTGCCTCGTCCGGCACGGCGTACACAGTTGACCTATCCACGGCCAACATCTTCAATATCACGATGACGGGCAACTGCACGTTTACGTTCACCAACCCACCGGCTTCAGGTGTGTCGTACAGCTTCATGCTTATCCTAACACAGGATGCTACTGGGTCACGCACGGCAACATGGCCTGCATCGGTAAAGTACCCCAACGCTTCGACACCTACGTTGACTACAACGGCTACCAAAACGGACATTCTAAACTTCATTACCGTAAATGGCGGTACAACCTATTTCGGTGCGCTATCACTGGCCAACATGTAAGGAGGATTTGCAATGGCTATTACTAAAATCGAACAAATTTACCTGTACACGGATCAGGATTACAGCGCTGAAGCCGGGTCTGATGATAGCGACAGTGCCAAGGCTATCGCTTGGTTTGCTGAGCAAGGCATTACGGACTTCACTCACTTGAACTACGCTAACCCCGACAACCATGCAGATTGCTTCGCCCCGCTGAACTCATGGGCGTTCATCGGCAAGACGGAAGATATCGCGGCATTTCCGTTTGTGTATTACACTGAAGTGCATGACGATCTTCCGGCAAACAGCATGCCTATGGTTCTTCTTTATGGACTTGAAGCAATCCAAAATTCCAACCTGAGCGACCTCTGTCAGCTAGGCAAGTAAAATGCCCTTAAATCACATGAATGCCACAGGGTCGGCTTCGGGTAGTCAGGTGTTCAACGCACCGGGCACCTTTATCGTGCCTACCGGTGTGTATAGTGTGAATTTATCAGGGCGCGGTGGCGCGGGTAACGCTGGCAACGCTGGTAACCCCGGCACGGCTGGAAACCCCGGAAATCCGGGTACCAATGGTAATGGCGGTGCGGGAGGCGCTGCGGGCGCAGCAGGCAACACCGGTGCCACTGGTAATGCGGGTAATCCCGGCAACAATGGCGCAGGTGGCGCAGGCGGAGCGGCTGGCTTGGCAGGTAACCCCGGAGGCACAGGTAACGCCGGTAATCCGGGTACCAATGGCAATGGTGGTGCAGGTGGTGCCCGTGGTAACGCAGGCAACTCAGGCACTCCCGGAAATGCGGGCAACCCCGGCAATAATGGCGCTGGTGGCGCAGGTGGACCTCGTGGTAATGCTGGTAACCCCGGCACGATAGGCAACTCAGGTAACCCCGGCAACAACGGCGCAGGCGGCGCTGGTGGACCTCGTGGTAACGCAGGTAACCCCGGTGCGACAGGTAATGCTGGTAACCCCGGTAACAACGGCGCTGGTGGCGCTGGCGGACCAAGAGGTAATGCTGGTAACCCCGGAGGCACAGGTAATGCTGGTAACCCCGGTAACAACGGCGCTGGTGGTGCTGGTGGTAATGGTGGTGGCGGTGGTAATGGCGGCGGCGGCGGCACCGCTGGTGGCGGTCCCGGAAGTCCGGGTGTCGGTGGTAGTGCTGGTAACCCCGGTGGTAGTGCTGGCGGCACCGCTAATGGGATATTTGGCGCTGGTGGTGGAGCCGGTGGCACACCCGGCGGGGGTAGCGGCGGTACCGGCGGGGATGGGTTTTTCTGCTGCTTTGGTTGCTACAACGGTGGCGGTGGTGGTGGCGGTGGCGGCTCAGGTATAGCTGGTAACCCCGGTGGCGCAGGCGGCGCAGGCGCTAATGGTAACGCAGGTAATACAGGTAATGCTGGAACAGGCGCTACTGCTGGTGGTGCAGGCTCTCCCGGTAATGCTGGAGCCAACGGCACCGCAGGTAACACAGGTGCAGCGGGCACAGGTGCCACGGCTGGTAGTGCAGGTTCTCCGGGCGGCGCAGGTGCAGCGGGTACCGCAGGTAATACTGGTGCAGCAGGTACGGGAGCTAACCCCGGTACCGCAGGTTCTCCGGGCGGTGCAGGTGCTAATGGTAACCCCGGCACGGCTGGCGCTGCCGGTACAGGTGCCACCAATGGTGGCGCAGGCTCTCCGGGTAATGCTGGTGCCAATGGGAACGCGGGTACGACAGGCAACGCAGGTACAGGTGCGACTAGTGGTGGCGCAGGCTCTCCGGGTAATGCTGGTGCCAATGGGAACGCAGGTACGACAGGCGCAGCAGGTACAGGCGCAACTAATGGCGGTGCTGGGTCTCCGGGTAATGCTGGTGCAGCAGGTAACAATGGAACTGGTGCAGCAAATGGCAATCCCGGCGCGGCTGGTAATACTGGAAATGTCTCATCTTTTGGTTCTTACCTTACAATGCCCGGAGGCGCAGGTGGTAACGGTGGTAACGCTGGTACAGGTAGTAATGGCGTAGCTGGTGCAGCGGGCAATCCCGGTGGTACTGGCAATGCTGGAAACCCCGGCAGTAACGGTAACGGAGGCGCTGGTGGTAATGCTGGCGCGGCAGGAAGCCCCGGTGGCATAGGTAACTCAGGTAACCCCGGTAACAACGGCGCTGGTGGTGCGGGTGGTGCCCGTGGTAACGCAGGGAATCCCGGCGGCACTGGAAACGCAGGTAATCCGGGTACCAATGGTGCTGCTGGTGCCGCAGGTAATGGTGGTGCTGCTGGCAACCCCGGCGGGCAAGGTAACGCAGGTAATCCCGGAACTAACGGCGCTGGTGGTGCTGGTGGTAACGGCGGTCTGGCAGGTAACCCCGGTGGTATCGGCGGGACCGGAAACCCCGGCAACAATGGCGCTGGAGGTGCTGGCGGTAACGGTGGCGCAGCGGGTAACCCCGGTGGCCAAGGTAACGCAGGTAATCCCGGAACTAACGGCAATGGTGGTGCTGGCGGACCTCGTGGTAATGCTGGTAACCCCGGTAGTGCTGGTAATGCAGGCTCTCGTGGCGGAGGCGGCGGTGGCGGTGCTGGTGGGTGCGGCGCTTTCGGCTTGGGTAATGCCGGTGCATCGGGTAATGCGGGCACTGTTTCGGGCGGGGGGACCAACGGTAACGGTGGTAATGGCGGCGGCGGCGGCGGCGCTGCTTGCGGCAACCCCGGTAACGCTGGAGGCACAGGTCCTGCCGGTAACACAGGTGCCGCAGGTACAGGCGCTACTGCTGGTGGTGCAGGCTCTCCGGGTAATGCTGGTGCCAATGGTAACGTAGGTAACACAGGTGCCGCAGGTACAGGCGCGACAGCAGGAAACGCAGGTTCCCCCGGTGGCGCAGGCGCTAATGGTAACGTAGGTAACACAGGTGCCGCAGGTACAGGCGCGACAGCAGGAAACGCAGGTTCCCCCGGTGGCGCAGGCGCTAACGGCAACCCCGGTAATACAGGTAACGCAGGCACAGGTGCGACTGCGGGTAACCCCGGTGGCGCAGGCGGCGCAGGCGCTAATGGTAATGCAGGTAATACAGGTAATGCTGGTACAGGTGCCACTAATGGCGCGGCGGGTTCTCCGGGTAATGCTGGTGTTGCAGGTAACCCCGGCACGACAGGCGCAGCAGGTACTGGGGCCACTTCAGGTGGCGCAGGCTCTCCGGGTAATGCTGGTGTTGCAGGTAATGCTGGTACGACAGGAGCCGCAGGCACGGGCGCTACACCGGGTAATGCTGGGTCGTTCAATGCTGGCGGATCAGGTAATGCAGGCTCGACAGCTTCAACCAACAGTGCAAATGCAGCTAAAGTCTGGCCATTCCAACAGATACCAGTAACAGTCGGTAGCGGGAGCGCGGCAGGCCAAGTCACCGTTAACTGGTAATGGACCACGCTAGGCTAAAGATTGTGATGGGGTGTTTCGATAGACTTCCCCAATACCAGCGCGATTGGATTAATAACTGCGAAAAGCTTAACTTGCACGATGACCACATCTTGCGCGGCAAACAAGAGGTTGACAGGTGCATGGCGGAGGTGGAAAAGGGACGCATCAGTTATAAGCCGGGTAACGGACAGAACTAGGAGCAACCATGCTGCGAAGCATTTTCAAATCGAAAGATATTGAGTTTCTGTGTGCGGAGGAGGACTACGGCCTTATCCCAGCGCCGTACCCTGCGAAGAAAGAAATCCCAGATTGGTTTAAGGCTCTGCCAACAAAGCTGGGGAATGGTGGGTTTAACACCTCAACAGTGAAACGCTGCAACCCATTTCTCGATGCGCTGTGCGTGGGTTACATCATTCCGCTAGCCGCTGACGTAGAGTTCGTGACCAACGACGATGCTTCAGGCGTGTCCTTTCAGTGGAAGTTCCATAAGACAATGGTCGAGACCCACGGTCCTAATCAAATCTCATCCGACAAATGCCCGCACCCATCGGTGCCGAAGCCACCTATGAAGTTCCTTAATTATTGGATGATTAAGGTTCCACCAGAATATTCACTGCTCTTTGTGCCGCCCCTCAACCGCACTGAAAATAGGTTCACAATATTTAGTGGTATTGTGGACGCGCCGTATCCGGGGCAGGAGTTCATCAATTTCCCGTTTACGTTTGAACAGGCAGGCTTCTCTGGAATCATTCCGGCAGGGACGCCACTAGCGCAGGTTATTCCAATCCGCAAAGACGCGCTGCTACCAAAACACCGGTCACGGGTCTTTACGGCAGAAGAAATAGTCGAAACGCAAAAGCTGCGGAATAGACGCAATAAGGTCCATGAAAGCCTGTACCGCGACAACCTGCACAAGAAGCTTTAATATGTCGCTCTATACGTTTGCACCCATGCCGCCAACCACCCGTGAGCATGAGCCGTTCGTTATATGGGAGAACGGCTTTACCCCAGAGGAACTGGACAGGATTGAGGCGTATTGTGATGCGCTACCCCAACATAAGGCCACAATTACGGGCAGCACTGAAAGTGAGGACTTTGCTGATTACCGGAAGTCAAAGGTCGGCTGGATCAGTTCTAACCCCGATACAGGGTGGTTCTACGATAAGCTGGCATGGATATCGCGCCAGCTTAATGCCATGTTCTACCGGTTCGACCTAACTGGCTTTGTCGAAGATATGCAGTTTACGGTATACGACGGCGAGGGTGACCATTATGAATGGCATGTCGATGCTGGCTCCAACCATGATGCGCCGCGTAAATTTAGCCTTGTTCTGCAACTTACCGACCCTAACCAGTACGATGGGGGCGAATTGCAGATACATAGGGAGAAAGACCCCACACCAGTGAAGCGTGAGCGAGGGTTGGTGGCTGCGTTCCCTTCTTACACGCTACACCGCGTTACACCCGTTACACGCGGAATCCGCAAAACCATCGTGGTCTGGGTCTCTGGCCCTCCGTTTAAATAAGGCACACCCTATGAGTGATGTACTCGACCAATGGCAATATTTTGTATCACCTGTATACAGCATCAAGAAGCCTGACTTTCTCGACGTTGCTCGAAAAGTTAGCAAACAAGCGCTGAAAGCCCACGGGGCTATCAATCCGATATATCCAATGGCGCATGGTAATTTGTATGACAGTACCGACTTAGAACCGCTCTTTGGCTACGTACTTAACACAGCGTGGAACCTTCTGAGTGAGCAAGGCTACCAGATGGAGGGAATGTCTACGCATCTTACAGAAGCGTGGGTACAGGAGCATCACAAACTTTCTTCCATGGAATACCACAGCCACAGCGACTGCGACCTTGTAGCCTTCTACGTCCTTGAGTGCCCAAAGGACGCACCGAAGTTGGTTATCCACGACCCACGCTCAATGCGAATTGCATCTAACCTGCCCGAAGCTGACCTTAGTAAGATAACCATAGCAACCAGAATGGTTAACTTTGACCTTGAGGCTGGTACTTTAATGTTCACGCCGTCATGGCTTGCGCACAGCTTTACACGGAACCCATCACTGAAGCCGTTTACCTTTATCCATCTGAACATCCATACTCGCCCATACGTAGAACCTACCGAGTTTCCTGATACCGCAGAGGTAGTTTGATGGCACACTTCCGCATCCGGTTTAATACAACGCGAGGGCTGAAAAACCGTGGGTCGGTAGATCATGTCTGGCGGGTATTTGAGGATGACAAAGAATATCTCGTTAAACATGTAATTATCAATGTGCCCAGCTACGGGGCTAAAACTGGCGAAGACTGGTCTATGTGCTGCGATGGGGTGCTTACCCTAGATCGGGAGACGTCTACTGCTACCATAGGACTAGCATGATGTACCTGTTTATGTTACGGCTGCGCGGCCCAAAGTTTCGGTAAAAGGTTAGCGGGATGCGTTTTGTTGTTTTGATAGCTCTAATGGCTCTCACAGGCTGCGAAGACCGATATCGCTATGACTGCCAAGACCCTGAGAACTGGCAGGACGAAATTTGCAAGAAGCCCAAATGTGTAGCTATGGGCTACTGCACCGAATGGCTAATTGATACGGGTGAAGAAAGTGTCGAGGAAGGTTAAGTATTGGTCGCCAGAGGAACTGCTGCGGTTTATTGTCGGCGTTGTCCTGTCGTTCACGTTGATGTTCATTGTGGCGACGGTGCTATATTCGCTGATATTCGTGTCGCAGCCGATGGAGGGGCAGTCCCCCAACGACGCGGAGTTTTTTAAGCTGATTAACCCAATAGCGACGTTTATCGTGGGGGCATTGGCAGGACTTATGGCGGGGCAGGGCAGCGGTTCAATCAAGCCCAAGAAGTCAGATGAAGGAGAATGTGATGAGCTTCCTGAGTAGTTTTGAAAGCAAGCATGATGGCGTCAATGACACCGTCGAGTTTGTTATCCGCGTGGCAATCGTCACGCTGGCGGCAGTTATCCTTGTCGTTGTGCTGGCGTTGGTCGTAGGCCTGTTTGTGCCAAACGACGTTGTGGACAGCACCGCCATCCTTGAGATGATTAACCCTGCGTTCCAGACCATCATCGGTGCGCTTGTTGGCTTGCTTGGTGGCTTGAGCCTTAACGCCAACGCTCGTGACAAAGAACCTGAGCCGGAAGCACCGCTTGAACTGGACACACCTGCGCCAGAACCAGAAGCACCCAAGCCATACAGCGACCCAAATGGCACTGTCTTTATCGACGAGCCTGAAGATGATGACGACGACATGGAGCCGTGGGAGAAGTACCGCAACGACCTGCGATATGACGCGAACGGCGACGGCGTGGTTGACGAAAATGACTTCCCTGATTGGCGGAGTGCTGGCAAATGAGCTTGATTAACCTTCAGCAGAAGATCGGAGTAACGGCAGATGGTGCGTTCGGTCCGGGTACACTTAAGGCGGCTGCGGCTTACTATAAGCTATCACCTAATCGGGCTGCGCATTTCTTTGCTCAAACGGCGCATGAGTCGGGTAACTTCAAGGCGTTCAGCGAGAACCTGAACTACGGCGCTAAGGGGTTGCGTGGCATCTTCCGTAAGTACTTCCCGACTGATGCCCTAGCTAAAGCCTATGAGCGCAAGCCCGCAAAGATTGCTAACCGCGTCTACGGCAACCGCATGGGTAATGGCGACGAAGCGTCGGGCGAAGGGTTCGCTTTTCGTGGTCGAGGAGCCTTGCAACTCACTGGAAAATTTAACTATTCTGAGTTTGCCAAGTACGTGAACCGCCCAGACATCATGGACAACCCAGACCTTGTCGCTACGGAACTCGCCTTCGAGAGCGCATTGTGGTTCTTTGACAAAAATAAGCTATGGTCCATCTGCGACCAAGGCATCAACGACGCTGCAATTCTTGCCCTGACAAAGCGCATAAATGGTGGTACACATGGCCTCGACGACCGCAAACTGAAAACCAAGAAATATGCTGCTTGGTTGTAAGGAGAACTACAATGGTTGATTTTAAAAGCGTATTGAAGAAAGAAGCTGAAAAGGCAATCCTCAAGAAAGCCGCAGGCAAAATCTTGCCTATGGATGAAGCGCCGAAACCCAAGTTGGGTAAGAAAGCTAAGATAGCTGGGGTTCTCGGTGTAATCGCTACACTTGCCGCTGCCGGTGCACAGTACCTCGGAGGCTAACTCCTACCAATACTAACCTAGCCGGAAGGAGGGATTACACATGTTTGGTTTTACCTCCTTCGCGGCTGCACCATTTGCTGCTCTCGGTACAGTATCTGTATCAGTTAGCCTCACAGGCGTTTCTGCCACTGGGTCTATCGGTGATACGACTGAAAGCGGCAAAGCTAGGGTTACCCTAACTGGCGTTTCGGCTACTGGTTCCATCGGGGACACAACCGAGGTCAACAAAGCCAACGTACCTCTCACCGGCGTCTCAGCCACCGGCTCCATTGGTGATACGACCGAGACCGGCAAAGCCAACACTACCCTAACTGGCGTCTCGGCTACCGGCGCAGTTGGCGACACAACCGAAACTGGTAAGGCCAGCTTCTCTGTAACTGGTGTCTCGGCTACTGGCTCCATTGGCGACACAACTGAGACTGGTAAAGCCAGAGTAACCCTAGCGGGGGTCACGGGTGCAACGTCTCTCGGCACTATTACTGCTGGCTCGGTTACCCCCGTGCCCGTTAGCGGGGTAGAGGCTTCTGGCTCTATCGGCGTTGTTATGGTCGTTGGTGCTCAGAACACCAACGTCAACGGCGTCGTGGCGTCTGCGGCTGCTGGTACCGCCACTGTCTCTGGTTTGGCCAACTTCTCCGTAACAGGAGTTTCAGCCACGGGGTCTATCGGTACGGTTGTCGTAGCTGCCGAGGCTATCGCAGACCTCAACGGAGTTACAGGCGCTGCTGCTATTGGCACAGCTACAGTATCAGGTAAATCTAACACAACCCTGACAGGCGTCTCGGCTACCGGTTCTATTGGTACGGCAACGACCAAGGTTGCCCAGAATGTAGCCCTCACTGGTGTTTCGGCTACCGGTTCTATCGGCGTAGCCACTGTATCTGCCAAGGCTAATACTACCGTAACAGGTGTTTCGGCTACCGGTTCCATTGGTACCGTTACTGCTGTTGTGACAGCGAGCATCACTCTTACCGGTGTTTCGGCCACAGGGTCTATCGGCACAGCAGCCGTATCAGGTAAAGCCAACACAACCGTAACAGGCGTTTCGGCCACTGGGTCTATTGGCACAGCAACAGTCGCCGCTAAAGGTAGTGTAACCCTAACAGGCGTTTCGGCTACTGGGTCTATTGGCACTGCTGTTGCTTCAATCAAGCAAAACGTAACGGTTACTGGTGTTTCTGCCTCTGGATTTATTGGCACTGTTAGTTTAAGCTTGGGGACTAAGGTATTCGTCACAGGGGTTTCGGCTATTGGGTCTGTTACTAGCCCGCTTATTTGGCAGCAGATCAACGATAATCAAACGCCTAACTGGACACAAGTTAATGACGGAAATACAGTAGTCTGGACTCAGATACCGACGTAAGGAACGAAGATGGCAAGTACGTATAGCAACCTTAAAATTCAGTTGATGACCACGGGCGAGAACTCGACCACGTGGGGCGACGTCACGAACGTCAACCTTGGCACGGCACTCGAAGAGGCTATTGCTGGCTCGGTTTCAGTTGCGTTCTCCAGCGCTGATGTCACACTGACGCTGTCTAATACCAATGCTACGCAGTCGGCGCGCAACATGCGCCTCAACCTGACAGGCACTGCGACTTCTGGGTATAACCTTGTGCTTGGTTCCGGGTGCCAGATCAACAAGCCCTACATCGTCAACAACGGCACTGACGGCACAATCACGGTAAAGAACACAACCGGCTCCGGCATTGCCGTACCTGCCGGTAAGACCATGTGGGTCTACAATAACGGCACCAATGTGGTGGACGTTGTCACTCACCTTACGTCGCTTACGCTTGGTACGGCGCTCCCCGTTGCTTCTGGCGGCACCGGGTCTAACGCTGCTTCGGGTGCACGGACTAACCTCGGCCTTGGCACGATCTCCACGCAGAACGCAAACGCTGTCACTATTAGCGGTGGCTCGATCACAGGTATCACTGACCTTGCTGTTGCCGATGGCGGCACAGGCGCTTCGACTGCTGGGGATGCACGGACTAACCTCGGGGCTACAACGCTCGGTGGCAATATCTTTATAATCACCAACCCCAGCGCGGTTACGTTCCCCCGGTTTAACGCGGATAACACGGTCTCATCCCTAAATGCTGCGGACTTCCGTACTGCGATTGGTGCGGGTACTAGCTCGACCACAGGTACAGTTACCAGTGTAGCTGGTGCAGGCACAGTCAACGGTCTCACACTTACCGGCACGGTCACTACATCTGGCTCACTTACTCTGGGCGGCACGCTCTCCGGCGTCAGCCTGACCACGCAGGTCTCAGGCACACTACCTATCGCCAATGGCGGAACAAACGCTACAACAGAGTCCGGTGCACGCACAAGTCTAGGTGCTACTACGGTTGGGGGTAATATGTTTACCCTGACCAATCCCAGCGCGGTTACGTTCCCACGCTTCAATGCGGACAACACGGTCTCTGCTTTGGATGCTGCGACTTTCCGGAGCGCAATCGGCGCGGGTACTAGTTCGACTACGGGTACGGTCACCAGCGTGGCTGGCACCGGCACAGTCAACGGCCTCACTCTCACAGGCACGGTGACGGCATCTGGCTCGCTTACTCTCGGTGGCACCCTATCAGGCGTCAGCTTGACCTCTGCGGTTACTGGCACACTACCAATAGGCAACGGCGGGACGGGCATCACGTCTACACCGACAAACGGCCAGCTTCTGATCGGTAACGGCACGGGTTACACCGCTGCCACAATCACGGCTGGTTCTGGCGTCAGTGTTACCAACAGCGCGGGGGGAATTACCATTGCGGCTACTGGGGGGGCTGGCACTGTTACGTCTGTTAGTGGGACGGGCACAGTCAACGGCCTCACTCTCACAGGCACAGTCACCTCTTCGGGTTCACTTACCCTTGGCGGCACCCTAACTGGTGTCAACTTAACCTCCGCGGTTACTGGTACGCTGCCTATTGCCAATGGTGGTACTGGGTCTACCTCGACTACTTATTGCAGCCTCTCGACTAACGTCACAGGTACGCTCCCCGTTGCTAATGGCGGCACCGGCGCAACAACCCTTACGGGTGTCCTGAAGGGGAACGGAACGTCGGCATTCACTGCCGCTACCGCAGGCACTGACTATGTAGCCCCCGGTGGCGCGCTTGGCACGCCTTCGTCCGGTACGCTTACGAACTGCACATTCCCGACACTCAACCAGAATACTACTGGTAGCGCAGCAAGTTTGGCCACAACCAACTTCTCTATCGTGGAAAGCGGCGGCGTCCTGTACTTCAAATATGGGGCAACCAACATCGCTAAGTTGGAAAGCAACGGAGCGTTTACTGCACTTAATAACGTCACAGCCTTCGGGAGCATCTAATGGCACTACCATCCAGCGGACCTCTTACACTTGCTGATATTCAGACCGAGTTTGGTGGGTCGAACCCTATCTCGTTGAGTGAGTATTATGCTGGCGGCAGCTACGTCCCCGCTGGGACAAGTGGCACCTATGGTGCTGTGCCTTCATCCGGCACAATTAGCATCCGGAATTTTTACGGTACGAGTAACGTCGTTATATCTATAACTGACCAGTATATATCGGGGTCTGGTATTAGTGCCGCTTACGCTTATTACTTCCTCACAGCCGGAGGGCAGGTCGAGCAGTCTACAGAGGCGGGAGGCATCAATCCCATGAACCTCGAACAGTGGTGTACACCAACCAGTCAAGCGTCAAACTATGAAGCGTTGGTAACCGTAACATCGGGTACGCTGTCAGGTGGTAGTGGTACTGGGACATGGCTTGCGTTGTCTACCACTCGTAATTGGTACGTTGAAGAGTTTACTCCGGGGGGTTCAAATTTCTGTACATTTACCGTACAAATACGCAAGATTGGCACGACTACCGTACTCGACACCGCAACAATCGATCTTGAGGCAAACTTATTCTAATGGCCTTCATCAAGCTCCAGTTTAAGCCCGGTGTGAACCGTGACCAGACCGACTACTCCAACGAGGGCGGCTGGTACGAGTGTGACAAAATTCGGTTTCGCTCAGGTTATCCGGAGAAGATTGGCGGCTGGGTGAAGTCTACCCCCACTGCATTTGACGGCGTGTGTCGCCAGATGTGGAACTGGATCACGACGTTCAACGATAACCTACTGGCACTTGGGACTGACACCAAAGCCTATATCGAGAACGGTGGTTACTACTACGACATCACGCCGTTTGGTGAAGCGCTCGCTGGGTCTAACACTTTTGCGGTAACAAACACCCTTGCTGTAGTCACAGTGACCACAACCGCTACACTCCCATCTTGGCTGGTGACAGGGGAACCCGTGCTTGTCGCTGGGTTTGCATCTGCCCTTGGTGGTATCCCCATCATCGAACTGAACGCAGTCCACATAATTACCAAGCTTGGGGCGAACAGCTTTAGCTTCACAGTGGCAACACCTGCGTCATCCACTACCTCCGTAAGCGGCTCGGGCTATACCGTTAAGGCTGAGATCGAACCGGGTAATGCAATTACCACCGCTGGCCTTGGCTGGGGTGCGGGTACTTGGGGGCGTGACGCTTGGGGTCTGGGTAGCACCACAGGCGGTATCAACCTTCCGCAGCGCGACTGGTGGTTTGACAACTTCGACAACGACCTTGTAATGAACATCCGTAACGGTGCACCTTATTGGTGGGTTCGAGGTCCAACGGACGATCCGCAGACTTCGTTGGCTACACACGCTATAACACTACAAGACTACGCCGACGGTGAGGGGTATACGGCTGCTTCCGTCCCTGTGCAGGTTATGCAGTTACTGGTATCCCAGCAGGACAAGCACTTAATTGCTTTTGGTGCGGTGCCGTTTGGTTCGACCAGCACAGGGGATTTCGACCCGCTGCTAATCCGTTGGGCTGACCAAGACACTCCGGGCGATTGGACGCCATCAACGACCAACACGGCTGGTGACTTACGCGTCTCTCGCGGTTCGCGCATCGTGCGGGCACTACCTACCCGTCAGGAAATCTTGGTTTGGACTGACACCAACCTGTACACGCTCCAGTTCCTTGGCACGACTGACGTATTTGGCTTGCAGGAATACGCGGACAATATCTCGATTGCTTCGCCACGTGCGGTAGGTTCGGCTGCCAACATCACCTACTGGATGGGGCAGGATAAGTTCTATGCCTACACCGGTCGCGTCGAGACACTGCCCTGCACGCTGCGTAACCACGTGTTCAATAACCTCAACTTCAACCAGTCCGACCAAATTATCTGTGGTACCAATGAGCAGTGGAACGAAATATGGTGGTTCTATCCGACGGCAGACAGCGACTATAACAACGCCTATGTCATCTATAACCACCTAGAACGTATCTGGTATTACGGCACGATTGACCGTACGGCATGGCTCGACACACCGCTTCGCCAAAACCCTCAAGGTGCAAACACACCTATTACTGTTGATGGCTCGACCATAACGACTGGCGATGGCTTCCTTTACAACCATGAGAACGGCCTGAACGACGATGTGTTAGCGATGGACAGCTACATCCAGTCATCTGACTTTGACCTTGACGATGGCGACAACTTCATGCTGACCCGACGCATACTACCTGACGTTGGCTTTGATGGCTCGACCGCTGCATCTCCCGAAGTGACGCTGACTATTCGCCCACGCAACTTTCCCGGCAGTTCGTTTAGCGCAGATGCGGCTGACACTCAGCGTGTCATTGAGACTTCGGTTGGCGTCTACACCGATCAGGTCTTTGTCCGTGCACGTGCCCGCCAGATGGCGCTCAAAGTGCGCTCCGAGAACCTTAATGTTCAATGGCAACTTGGCGCACCCCGCCTTGATGCACGGCAAGACGGACGTCGCTAATGGCATTAGACAAGTTCAAAGCTGCTCCGATACCCAACCCACCCTCGGACTACGACGCACAGTATATGCGGCAGGTTATCCGCGTCATCGAAACTTATTTCTCACAGTTGGATTCACGCACTCCGAACAACGCGCAGTCATATACAGCCGATTTTTTCTATGGTAGCGGTATTGGTCTGACGTTCCCACATAACCAGTTCTTGAGCAACGTAGATCAGACAGCGGCAGCTATCGACCAAGCCTACGCCGTAGAACTGGAGATTACGTCTTTCGCAGATGGTATATCAATCACAGGCGCTAACGACACGCAGGTTACCTTCGCGTCTCCGGGTATGTACATGTTCATATACAGCCTGTCATTTAAGAACCCGACCAATGATGCGCAGTCGGTGGATGTCTGGCTGCGGTATAACAACGGCACTACCACGACGGATGTGCCCAACTCAAACAGCCGCTTCACTATTCCACCACGTAAATCGACTGGTGACCCTTCTTACCTTATCGCAGTGACGCCATTTAGTGGTTACGCAGAGGCAGCAGGTGTTTGGGTCGAAGTTATGTGGCGGGTATCCGACACTTCTGTAGTTATGGAGCATCTCCCTGCTGTGACTTACTCAGCGGGGGTGACGCCAGCCATCCCAGCTACACCTTCGGCTATTGTCGAAGCGTTCTTTGTGTCGAAGGCCGTGTGAGAATGGTATTTGGTTTTAAGCAGATTAACGCTATAAGCGTAGGTACAAGGTAGGTAATCATGATGGACATGCAGGCTGCTCCGCCAACATACGCAGAAATGAACACTGGGCAACCACCGGTTGGTAACCCTCCCATGCTTGGGCAGCAGGTTCCGGGCATGACTGGCGGCTTGCCTTCGCAGGGTGGTCTCTCCGTTCTTGCTAACCCAATGGCGGAACAACTCCGTAGCTTCGGTCGTGGCGATGACTCCATGCTTGTCCACATGACGCCGGGTGAAGTTAACAGCCTCCAAGGTCTGGCTATGGCCACAGGTGGCTCACTTACTATTAACCCACAGACAGGTCTGCCCGAAGCGGGCTGGCTTGGTAAACTACTCCCAACGATCCTTGGCGCAGCCTTAGCGGCTACTGGCGTCGGTGCTCCCCTTGCTGCTGGTATCGTAGGCGCAGGTCAGTTTGCACGCACTGGTAGTTTGAAGAAGGGCCTCATGGCTGGCCTCGGTGCATTCGGTGGTGCTGGTATGGCTGGTATGGCGGGTCTTGGTGGTAAGCTTTCTGAAACAGGTTTTGGCTTGCTCGGAGATAAAGCTGGTTTCTTTGGCGCTAATATGGGTCAGGGTATTTCCCAAGGTGCAAACGCTTTGGGTGAATTAGCTAAATTAGGCACACCCGCTGTTGAAAACGCCGTAAACGTAACAGCAAAAGGGGCTGTGACTGGTGCTCCCGGCGGGTATGCGGGGGCGTTTTCTGATAAGGTTATTCCCGGTATAGGGTCGGGTACTGCCGGTGCGGCTAACCCCGCAGCCCTACTTAGTGGTGGCCCAATCGGTTCAGGAACACAAGCAGCGCTAACAGGCGTAGCGCCTACGGCGACAACGGCAACAACAGGCGCACAATTCACAGGCGGTTTAGGTTCGCGTTTCGGCCAAGCGGTTCGCGCTGGTCTGCCCGGTGGCACTCCCGGTATTGTTTCTAAAGCTGCGCCGATGCTGGCTGCTTCGGGTGTTCTCCAAGGTGTCAGTGGTGCGATGACCCCCTCAATGGGCACCATGGGTTCAAACGGTATGATGGATAACTCCTACCAAGGACCGTACACGGCGCAGAAGCGCACGCCGAGCTTTGCTAAGGACACCAGTGAAATCCTTGGTTCGTCCAAGGAGCGTCGTTACTTCGATATCGATATGCCCGAAGTTTACAACACGCAGGGTCAGATTGTGCAGCCGGGATCGTCCACTGCACCGGGCACACCCATCATGCAGAACTATTTGCTACCCACCAACAAGAAGACGCCTAAGGGTTCCCCGATGTATGGCCAGCGTTTTGTGCCGTATATGGGTGAACAGGAAGAAGGCTTCGCTGATGGCGGTGAAGTCGAACTGGCCGATGGAGCCTTTGTGCTCGATGCGCGCACGGTGTCTGAACTTGGTAATGGCAGCAGCAACGCGGGTCTTGAAGCCCTGCGCCGTATTGGTGGTAGGCCAATCCAAGGTCCCGGTGATGGAGTAAGTGATAGTATCCCTGCTCGTATTGGTCGTAAGCAGCCTGCGCGTGTTGCGCGTGACGAAGCTATTATACCTGCGGAAGCAGTGCGTAAAATCGGTAAGGGCAACCCGAAGCGTGGCGCTGATAAACTATACGCGCTCATGGATAAGGCTCACAAAGCTCGGAAGAAAGCCAAGCGCGGGCAAGATACTAAACTACGTCGGGGTCTCGTATAATGGAAGTAAGTCTGGTTCCTCCTGAATTGGCTCGGGGGCTTTGGCCCCGCGTGTTTCCCTACCTCAGTAGCGCTGCGGAATATACTTTTGGGCGCTACGAACCAGAAGATATCATTGAAATTGTGCTTAACGGGCAGGCACATTTATGGGTTGTCCTTGACGAAGACGATATTAAGGGTGTGACGATCACCCGCTTCTGGCAGTATCCGCGCAAGAATTGCCTCGATCTAGTCTTTCTTGCTGGTGACGATGGGTTTAGTTGGAAAGACGAAATGCTGTCCACGTTGCAAAACTGGGCACGGGATAGCGGATGTGATGTTATCGAAGCATCGGGCAGGCTTGGGCTTGCACGTGCTTTTAAAGATGACGGATATCGTGTATTGTGGCAAGTGTTTGAATTACCCGTAGCTGAAGCGGGCTTTGGAGGTCAGAATGGCTAAGGGTGGCAGCAGCAATCAACCAGTCAAACAAGAGGTAACCCAGTCTAACCTCCCCGAATACGCACGTCCCTATTTTGAAGGGTTGATGCAGCGTGCGGGTACTGAACTAACCAAGGGTTACACCCCCTACGAACAAGAGCGCATTTCTGGGTTCACTGACCAACAGAAAAACCTACAGCAGAATATCCTGAACCAACAGACGCCGGGTGAGTTTGGGCAAGCTGGTGGTTTGGCTGCCGCTGCGGGTCTTGGCTCTTTACAGGCTTCACAGTACAACGCCGGTCGGTTTGGCGCGCAGCAGATCGGGATGCCCAACCTCCAACAGTACAGCATGGGTGCACCCAGCATGGTGCAAAGCGGGGAATATGGCTCGCCGCAGATGCAGGCTGCTCAGACTGGGTTTAGCCCACAGGTTCAAGCCTACATGATGGGTAATGCCCGTGACGTTGGTGCACAGGGCGTATCGGCACAGGACATGCAGGCTGCGCAGAGCGGCTATCGTCCAGACCTTGAAGCATTCCAGATGGGACCTGCTGAGCGTGTTGGTGGTTATGATGTAAATGCCCCCATGATGCAGGCTGCGCAGACAAGCTACGGCCAAGGTCCGCTTGAGCAGTTCCGCATGGAAGGGCCGCAGGCTTTTGGTTTAGAGCAAGCCCAGAAGTACATGTCGCCATTTGCGGAAGCCGTAATGGAGCCGCAGAAGCGCGAAGCTATCCGTAGCGCGAAGCAAGCGCAGCTTGTCCAAGACCTCGGCGCATCGCGTCAGGGCACCTATGGTGGGTCTCGCCAGCTTCTTGCTGGATTAGAACGCGAACGCAACCTCGGCCAGCAGCTTGGTGATATTGATGCTCGTGGTCGGCAGGCGGCGTATGAAAGTGCGCAACAACAGTTTGAGCGCGACCGCGCAGCGGGCATGACCACAGGTCAACAGAACCTCCAAGCAGCGCTTCAACAACAACAGTTGGGCGTCAGCACCGGCTTGCAAGCATCTTTGGCTAACCTGTCCAACGAGCAGCAAGCCAACGTCAACAATCAGGCTATGCAGTTCCAAGCGCAGGGTATGTCTGCGGATAACGCCATGAAGGCGGCACTGGCCAACCAGCAGGCTGGCCTCACTACAGGTCAGCAGAACCTCGCTGCTCGGCTCGGTGTGCAAGAACTGGGTGCGCAGCAGAACCTCCAGACGGCAATGCAGAACCTGTCGAACGAGCAGCAGTCGCGGGTCAACAACCAAGCGCAGCAGTTCCAAGCTCAGGGCATGAACGCAGACAACGCGTTGCGCGCAGCACTGGCCAATCAGGGTGTGGACGTCACGCGGCTTCAGGCAAATCAGCAAGCCCAGATGCAGGCTCAGCAGCTTAGCACCCAGACAGGGTTGCAATCCGCTCTTGCTAACCTCGACTCTGCTTCGCAGGCAAATGTCCAGAACTTGGCAGCCCAGCTTCAGACACAGGGGCTTAACGCCGAACAGGCGATGCGCGCAGCATTGGCCAACCAGCAGGCGCAGCTTACGACGGGCCAGCAGAATCTTAGCGCCGCACTGGATACTCAGCGTCTGGGTGCCCAAACGGGCCTCGCTGCACTTCAATCTAACCAGCAGGCGGACCTTGAGCGTCAGCGCATGGCGGAGCAGTCGCGTCAATTCGGGGCGGGTCAACGCCTCGCAGGGCTTGGACAGGCGGGTCAAATGGGTCAGACCCTCACCAACATCGGCAGTGCTCGTTCACAGGCCGACCTTGCACGGTTTGGTCAACAGACCCAGACTGCGGCGCAACAGCAGGCGCTCCAACAGCAGTACCTCGACATGGCGTACCAAGATTTCTTACGTCAGCGCGACTATCCGATGGAGCAGTTGCAGCAGTATAGCAGCTTGCTACGTGGCGTTCCAGTCGCACCAAACTCGACGACCTCGACTTACGCTCAGCAGCCGGGTATTGGGCAGCAGCTTCTTGGTGCGGGTCTTGGCGCTGCCAGCCTTTATAATATGTACAAAGGGGGTTGATAACTAATGGAGACCAAACCTTATAACCTCCAGTCCCCTGAGCAGATTGCCAAGGATTACGGTGGTAACAAGCAGAAGATTGCTGAAGCCATGCAGATGGGGATCGTTGACCCTACGGCTGGCACGATGGCGGGTATGTTTATCGACCGTATGCGGTCGGCTGCGCAAACGGAACAAGCTCCACAACAGACGGTAGCCCAACAAGTATTTGCTCCTCCGGCCCCTGTCGCGCCGGGTATGGGTGCTATACCACAGGGAGGTATGCAGCCTCCCGCTCCTGCTCCAGCGGGTCTCGGCGCTACACCAGAAGCTGCCATGATGGCCGAGCAGATGCCTGCCCCTGAAATGCCTATGGAAGAAATGCCTACTGAAGAAGCACCAATGGGCATGGCTATGGGCGGTATGGTTCCCCCGTATATGGCTGGCAGTGGACTTTCTGACCTCCCGCTTCCTGACGATATGTTCGACGAAAGTCGCAACGGTGGGTTTAACGACGGCTACGCAGGTGGTGGCCTTGTGGCGTTTGCTAATGGTGGTTCCGCTAGCGGTGGGTTCGGTGATTTCATTGAGCAGACGGTTCGCAGACTAGACCCTAATATCCAGATAGCAGGCCGTGCCCGTACTCCTGCTAGGAACGCAGAGGTAGGGGGCGTAGCTGGCAGTTACCATCTTATCGACGCTGCACGTGACGTTAGCGTCCCTCCCGGCATGAGCAAACCCCAGTTCATATCGCAGTTGAAGAGCGTATTCGGTGCCGACTACGACGTATTGCCTTCTAAGGGTAACAGCGTTCATATCGAACCCGGACCTAAGCTGGGTGAAAAAGTGCGCGCAGGTGCACGTCCCAGTGACGCTCCCTCCATAGCACCCCAGCGCGATATCAATACCGTTGAGGGGCAGGTCGCATCCGTCGAAGATATATTTGGTAGGCTGCAACAGCGCTTTGGCCCTTCTGAGGAAGAACGAGCATCGCGTGCTAAGTTGGCGGCTCGTGCTGAAGAACTGACTTCGGACGAATATCAGAACAAGCTACGCAAGGAATCCCTGTGGGAGACGCTGGCGGCCATTGGGTTTAACATGGCAAGTTCCAAGTCACCTTCGCTGCTTCAAGCAGTGGGTGAGGCTGCCGCCGCTGCGCTTCCCGGTGCTTCTGCGGACAAGAAAGAACGCAAGGCGCTTAAGGATCGTGGGCTTGAGCTTATGGTTGAACTGGGTGCTAAGGATCGCAAGGAAGCTATTCCACTCTGGAACATGGCTACCGAAGCGGCCAAGACAAATATGTCGCAGCAACAGTTTACTAAAAAGCTGGAACTCGATGAACGCCAAGTTGCTGTGGCTGAGAAAAACCTCAACGAACAAATTCGCCAAGCTAACCTCACCAAACCTGAAGACATCAACGATACGGTCACACGATACTTGTTGGTGTATCCTCCGGGTTCGCCACAACATGAAGCGGCTAAGCGGGTATACGCAGCAAGAAATCCTTCTTCTACGACCAATACGGTAGACCCGAAGGCAATCGTGGAAGCGGGACGTCAGGGTGCGAGCGGTTTCTCCGAAGGCCAAACAGCCAAGGACACAAAAGGTCGTACGATTGTATTTCAGGGTGGTCAGTGGGTCTACCCTTAAGCTAGGAAGGTATCCATGCCCACTCCCGTACCAGCCAATCTCCTTCCCCAAGGTCTCCGGGCGGCTCCAGCCGCCCCTAAAGCCGTACCTGCCGATATGCTACCAGAAGGGCTTCGCCCCCAAAAGGAAGCCGCTGGTTTCTTTGGCTCCTTGATGGAGGGTGCCCAAACCCTTGGGATTACTGACGAAGCTGCGGCCTTTGCCGCTGATCCGAGCGAGAAGAACCGTCGTGCGCTTATCAAGGCTGGCGAGTCTAAGTTTCGCCAAGTAGGTTTTGGTGAGGGTGAGAACTGGGAAGCATTTAAGCAGTTGCTCGGCGGCTCAATCGGCCAGCTTGCGGCTCCTGTTGCCGCAGGTGTCGGTGCTTCGTTCGTATCTACTCCTATTGGCGGTCTTGCCGCTGCGAGCACAGTTTCGGGTGCCCAGTATACGTCTCAGAACCTTCTGCGTCAGGCGCAGGAGCAGGAAGCGGCCATAGCCGCAGGTAAGAAGCCTGAGGATACTTCGGTAGGTAAAGCTATCTTGGCAGCTACCGGACAGACCGCGCTTGATGTGGCTGGAGGTAAAGTCTTCACAGGTATTGCTAAAGCCTTCCCATTCATGAAGCCATTGCTGGGTCAAGCTGGCGGTAAGGCTGCGCAGGAGGCTGGAGAAGTTCTGGCTGACGCAGCGGCAAATGGTACGATTAAGTTCACCAAGGGTATCGCTACCGGCGTTGGTAAGGGTATCGCCTTCGAAGTACCACAGGAAATTGCACAACAAGGTCTTGAGCGCTGGCAGGCAGGTCTGTCTTTGGCAGATGACGAAGCCCAAAGTGAATACGGTCAAGCGGCCCTTGGCGCGCTCTTATTGGGTGGTGGTTTCGGTGGTGTCTCGGGTGCGCTATCTACACGTAGTGAAAGGGCGGAGGCAAAAGCTGCCCAAGCTGACGCAGAAGCTGAGGCTGAGGGAGAAGCAACACTCCCAGAAATTCTCCCTACGACGGGTGTAAAACCAGAAGCTGTACGAGCCACACTGGCCGAAGCCGCTGGTCCTGAGCTATCTCGTGGAGCAAATGCCGCTGTAGATGCGCTTAGCCGGACGGTATCCAACGCTCTCGCCACTGGACGCCCAGAAGATGTTGAGGCTGCGCGCTCGTTTATCGCTGCGCGTGAAGATGATATTGCGGCGGGAACTAAATATACTCCGGATATTGCGGAGCCTTATACGGGTGCCTTGGTGCAAGCCCGCCAGATGCTGGATGAAGTGGCACCGGTTGAAGAAGTAACACCGGTTGCAGAAGTAGCACCGGTAGCAGCCGCCCCAGACCTTACTTCCGTGTACGAAGCACCCAACATGGAAGCGCGCAAAGCAGCAGCGCTGGATGTAGCTACGTCCATTGTGGAGTCGCTGCCGGGTATTGAGGCGACGAGCATATCTAAGAAGGTATACAACCAGATTTCCACCCAGATCGCACAGCAAGCAGCGCGGGGCGAGACCTTTGATCCTGTAACGGTGGCACGGGCGACATTGGCAAAGAATGGTGTTGAGGTCCTTGAAGCCGCAGCCGTACCCGAAGTTAATGTTTCAGCCGCGCCTGAATTGACTACACCTGAATTTACACCTCAGTCATACGTTGATCGCTACATGGCGGGTGAAGGTCGGGGTACATCCACGGCTGACCTAGAGATGCAGCAATATGCTGCCAACAACGCCCCAGAGATCGAAGCAGAATTTAATCGGCGTACCCAGCAGGAGACCCCAGATGCAGGAACTGGAAGACCTACAACATCTATCGACGAAGGAGTTGGAGTTAGCGTTCCGCCTAGTGGAGGACCCGAAGTTGTCGGTGCCGCTCCCAGCGGGGTTAGCGGAGTTGGACCGGAAGCAGTGGGAGTCGGTGGGGTACCTCCTGTTCCTCCTACGGTCGGCCCAGATGCGGAGCCGAGTCCACTAACACCGGAACCTACCCCAGAGCCTACGCTTGAGCCGCAGAGGACTCCCCTCAACCTCGTCCCTAATTGGTTGGCTAGAACGCGGCGGAAGCTTGCTGATAGCTTCGAAGGTTCCAAGGCGCTTGACACTTGGATGCAGTCCAGCCTTGGTTATGAGACGCTTCCCGAAGAGTTTCAGACTGCGGCTAAGTTAGAAACACTGCAAACCCAACAGGCTGGTAAATCGCGTAACCTCCAGCGGGACTTCTTCGACCCGATCATCGAGATGACAGGCAAACTTGGCGTCGATCTCGGCGACTTGGGTCTTTACCTATGGGCACGCAGCGCTCCGGATCGCAACCGGGATGTGGCTGAAACCAACCCTGAAAACTTCCCTGAAGGCGGCTCAGGTCTCACAACGGCGCAGGCCAGCGAAATTCTCGCCAAGTTCAAGGAAGAAGGTAAGCTCGCCAAGCTCAACCAAGTCGCACGTAAGGCTGATGCCCTTGTGGATTTCACGTTGGCTGAACGCGTCAAGGCTGGGAAAATGTCACAGGCGCAGGCTGATGCCATGCGTGCCAAGCAGAAGTATTACATGCCACTCAAGGGTTTCGCCAAGGATGGCGATATGCTCACATCAGACCTAGAGGGCGATACCGAGATCGAGAGCCGCCAAGCAGAGGCTATGCGTGCGTTGCGCGCTGCGGCCCCCGGTGGGACTGTGAATGAAATCCGCCAAGCCTTTGGTCGTGGCTCGATGCCGTTCCACCCGCTCTTTAATCTGTTCCAAGATGCAGAAGCGACGGTACGTAGCAACGTCGAGAACCAAGCCATGCGCCCGATTATTCGCGCATGGAAAAAAGACCCCAGCATTTTTGAGGGTATCCTCAACGTCTACACCAAAACCAACCCCAAGCGGGTGATGGTGAGCAACGACACGCCCGGTGGGCGCTGGGAAGCCATCGACATGGAGAAGGCGTACCGGAACAGCCCGCCCGGTACTTATACGCTCATCAAAGACAATGGGGCCAATTACTACGTTGAGTTTGCGGAGCAGGGTGCAGGCGCAGACCTCAAGCGTATGTTTGCCAATATGCGTCCGGAGCAGATGAAAGGTGCGCTCAAAACGCTCGCCATCATTAACAACTTCATGAAGGGGATGCTGACGTACAAGAACCCCTTGTATCTGATGTTTGTGGCTCCGTTCCGCGATACGTCGGCTGCGATTGCAACGGCTATGGCCAACCAGAACCTCAAGGGTAGTCCTGCTTTTGGTAAAAATCTGGCGGCTCGAACGTTCCTGTACAGCCTGCCATTCTCCGGCACAGGTTCTGCCATTGGCCGCTATGTGTTTGGTAAAGCCCCGCTTGATGACGCAACGAGCAAGCAGTTGCAGGAGATGATTGACGCTGGTGGTGCACCGCTCCAAACGCGCTTCTTGAATGTCGAGGAGAGCGCCAGTGTGGCCTCACGTGCTATCCGGGCTATGAAAGGGCTAGAGAACCTGCCCGCCAAGGAGCGTCCGGCTAAACTCTGGGAAGGGTTGAACCAGTGGGTGGACGGTCTGGCTGATGTCATGGACCTTAACGCACGTTTTGCAACCTACCGGGCGGCTACACATTACGGCATCGAGCCTGCGGATGCAGCGCGCCTCGCTCTGGACTCTTCACTGAACCTTACGCGTCGTGGTGAAATGGCACGCGGCCTCGACCTCATCTTCCCGTTCTTCGGCGCTGGCGTTGAGAGTACCCGTAAAACCTTGCGTATCGCTTCGAACCCCAGAGCACTTACTAAGGTGTTCGGTGGGATGATTGCTGTCGGTGTGATGGAGTCAATCTGGAACGCGATGCAGGCCGGTGATGCCGATGATGACGGGCAAGAGGACCATCTCGACCAAGACCTTGGTGCGGGCCTGCGCGCAAGCCGCTTCATCATATACTACGGTGACGGTCCGGATGACTACACCAAGATACCGATTGACCCGATGCTGGGCTATTTCAAGTTCGTTGGTAACAAGATTGGCGACGTGATGGCTGGGGCCATAGCGCCTTCTGAAGCAACCACAGGGCTTGTGTCCGGCTTTACCAGCCTTATGCTGCCCACGCGTATCCCCGGCACAGATGTCCAGTCCGTTGGGATTGCGATGACGCCGCTGGTTGGTAAGCCCTTCATGGAAAACATCATCAACCGGAACTTCTTCGGGTCGCCCATCTACAAGGAGCGTACGTTTGACAGCGCACCGCGCTCTGAGCTTGGGCGTGAAACCACAGGGGACTTCTGGAAGGGCTTGGCTAAGACGCTTAACTCAGTAACTGGCGGCTCCGCAGCAGTCAGCGGGGGTATGGACTTCCAGCCTGAGGTGTATCGCCACTTTATCGAGAGCTATTTCGGTGGGCCTTACCAGCTTGCCAAGCAGATGGTTGGTATCAAAGAAGCCGAGGGTATGGCTGACATCCCCGGCATCAAGAGCTTCGTGGGTACAGGGTCTGAGTACGCGCCACAAACCAAATATTATGAGAACTCCAGTACTGTCCGGCAGATTATGAACCGTCTCAGCAAGCTAACGCCAGAGCAGCAGATGGCCCAAGGCGCTGAGTTTTACATGGATACCGACCCGCGCATCATGGACGCATACAAGGCTGTTGAAGCCAATCTTGACCGAATCAATAAAGAGCAGAAGGCATCCATGGCTTTGGCCAAGACGGATGAGGAAGAGAAAGCAGTGCTGGATTACTACCGTGGCCAGAAGAACGAGTACTACGCAGCGTTCAACTCGGTCTATAACGGGGTGAAGAAGGAACAATAAAAAGACCCCGCCGGGAGGGCCAGCGGGGTCTCAGATCAAGCGACAGGAGCAAACTGTCCCGGGCTATATACTCACATCCGCCAGACGCGTAAACCCCTAATTCCCTCTTCGATGACCTCTTTCGTCAATACCTTGACTCTCAGGCGCTCGGTGACCACCATTAGTTGTGCTTTGGCGCGATCTGAATCCAAGCACGGGAAGAAGACGGAGGTCCCTTTTTTGAACCCCCGCCAGTTAATTTCATAGGTTACGCCCTCAATCAGCATCGACCTTTCCAGCCTCTTCGTACTGCGTGGTATCTACGAAATCGTCGTCAATCTTGAACCACAGGCAATGGATTGGTTCCCCGCTAATCGCCGTCCCCTTGGACAGCCGGATGGGTTTCTTCTCGATGATGCGCCCCTCCGTCTCCAGCTTCTTGACGGTTTCGTTGTAGTTAAGCTGGAACTTGACGCAGTAGTCCTTGAACGACTTGGCGATGATGAACATGCGCTTGGTGTCCGGCTCGATGCGAATCAGCAACTCACCCTTCGGTTCGCGCAACGGTGCGGCCTGCATATTGGTCCGACGGTCCACTTCCCCGTTGACCACGAGAATGTTCTGGATGTTGCGGTACAGATAGTCAGCCACCGTCTGACGCACGTTGTCCACTGGGGTCACGCCGTTCTTACGTAGGTCGTCAATCAAGCCACACGCATACAAGTAGACGCGGTCCATATCCCAGTCCATGATCCCACACTCGTTAGCCACAAGACCGCCTGCGATGTTGGCTGCTGTCGTTGCAGACCAGAAGCGTTCCTTCGGCTCAAGCTGAAGTTCCCTGTCGATTTTCTCTTGCAGGTTGTTACACCTGCGCTGGACGCGCTCCATATTCTCAAGCACATACCGCGTGAAATGCACCCCAGCATGGCCATAGTTGTGAAACAGGTCACGGTCGAACATCTGCTTGGCCCCAGCCGTGTTAAGCGCCTCGACCTTATTGATGGGGTACTCAATCAGGCGCATGAGTTCGCCTTCTGGGTTGTTCTTGATGACCGAGAGCTTCTCCGCAAACGAAGCGTTGGATGTAGCCACCGTGATGCTCTGCCATGTGGTATTGTTCTCACGAAGCTCGTTGGTACCAGCCTGCATGCGCTCCTTACCCTTACCGTTCGACAGGGCGTAGAGGAAATCCGAATATTCCAGCGGACCCATGTTGGTCAGTTCGTCCATCGTCGGCGGGATGTTGTTAAGTATACCGACCCACTGCAAGCGCCCATTGAGCGTGTCATTCTGCTTCAAGCGCAGTTCCTTGGGATGCCCATAGACGCTGTTCACCATATTAAGGATCGTGGATTTACCAGTACCGGAACGAGCATTGAACAGGTTGATAACCGCCCCTGTCTGTTCGAGGAACCTGAGCAGCGGTGACCCAAAGGCACTGAGCGCGGCAAAGGCATGAGGTTCGAGGCCCGGTGTGTTATATAGCGCCCAGATTTCCTTCCAGCGTTCGAACGAGCCAACTGGCCCCATGAATTTGGCAAGCGGTCTCGTGGTCTTGGATGGTGGTGAATAGGCAATCCCATCGACGCTGATCTCTTGGCTGCCGATGATGAATTTACTGCTGTTGTCGGCCCAGCCGAACTGCTGACGCATGATTTGCTCCTTATATTTGATCTGGAGGTCTTTGAGCATAAGTGCCGTGAACTCCAACAGGTGTGCCTGCTTTTTACCAGTGCTGATGACGCCCTTAGAACTGAGCACCTTACGTAGTTCCGTTGGGTCAAGCACGTGCTTGAGCGGGGAAATAAATTCCTTCGTGTTGTTATGGGGAAGGTGCAAACGAAACAGCACGACGTTGCCATCTATACTATCATCCATGATCTTCACCGGATAGAGGTCGTACTCATAGACCTGTACTGGCATAGCCTCATCGTCTTCGGCCTTCTTGCTCGGCTCCCACCAGATACCGCCTCCGTCGCCCCTGTAATAAGGCTTGGGATATTTCGGCACGGTGAAGGCTTCTACTTCGCCCTCCTCGGTTTCCACCTCGACTATGTCGTTCGTGGCTTCCTTGATCTGCCTACCTAAGTCCTTTGGCCCCATGATCTTACCAAAGTGTGGGCAGCCCTCGCATAGCTCTGGGTTGACGCTCTTGAACTTGGCACAGCTAGTCGCCTTCCGGATGGTAGCTACCTTGCTCTCAACCGTATCTGGGTCATAGTCTGGATAACCATCCGACATCATGTGGACAGCCTTGTCAGCATCCTCGCACATCGCAGCCACGGACAGCGCATAGAACCACTCGTAATAGCCAATCGTGGATCGGTTCTTATAGGCGTGGAGAAGCTGGTTGCACCCGTCCCCCTTGGCCGTGCGCTGCATGATACGTTTAAAGCTGTAGCCAATGCCGTTGTACATCGCGAGTTCGCGAGGACTGGCCTCATAGTTGTCGTCGAAGATAGACCGCTTGGGCTTATCCACCACGCCGAGTATGCGCCGGAAATCATCCAGCGTTGTTGGCTTGCCAGCCGCTATTATGCTTACGGGCCGTGGCGTTTCCTCCTTGAAGTTATAAGTGCCCGGTATGCGCAAGATACGCGCTACCTCAAACACCTTGTCGTCCACATAGAAGTTCTGGGTACGGCATATATCCTTGAATCGTTCAGCTACAGGCTCCCATTCGGCCCGCGTGATCTCTTCTTCCAGCGGCCAGTAAACATGCAGCCCACCACCTGAGTTGACCAGCGTGGGCTTTGGTAGCCCAACGACAGCACAAAACTCTTTAAGTGCCTGCAAACCAGCGGCCTGATTGATATACCCATCCGGCCTACCCGTCTCCGGATTGACCTGTGCCTTGGCTTCCCCACAATCAATATCCAGCCAGAAAGCCTTAAGCGCTCTGACGTTTTCCTTGGTGCGGTTATCCCCCGTTGCGTACTTGGCTACACCGAAGAAGACATTGCGGCCTTCTGCGACATATCGCTCTACCAGTTCGTCAACTTCCCTTCGTGTGGAAACTAGCTCCTGTCGGACGTCACGTGGCCCCTTAATACCAAGTACAGCGAACCAACCAGTGGCTGGCTGTACAAAGTCTAGGAGGTCTACGTTCTCCATCGAAATCTTCTCCGTTGCGAGCAGCGCTCGCTAATAATTTATAATTGTACCGAGGGTCAGGTGTTGGCTTGTGTAAGCTCTTCGAGCATCCGGCGCACAGACGTAGCGTAATACGCCTGCGGCTCGGACCTTCCACTAAACCAACTATAAATCGTCTGACGGGTAACCCCGAGGTCACGAGCCACTTGCGACACCGAGATGTCGTGCTTGATACACAAGCGTCCAAGCTGGACTCCCACGAGGCTACCGTCAGCGTTATTAGTCGCCTCGGCTACACGGATGGTGTAACCTTGCATGGCTTAATCCTCATCCTCATCGAGCCAGTCACCAAGAACTTCATTCAGTTCAGCCTTGGGAGCAGCGGGGGTTTCCTTCTTGGCAGCGCGCTTAACGGGAACTTCGTCCTCATCGTCGTCGTCACCGAAGGGGTTAACCGACGCAGTGGGCGGTGCGATGGCAGCCACAGGTTCAGCAACAGCAGCAGCAATAGCCTTGGCCCCATCCACAGCCGCAGCCGTCAGCTTGAGTAAGCGGTCTGTGGTAGGGTCCTTCTGCGCAACATCCACAGCAGCAGCTTGCTGCGCGTTCAAAAAGCTCGCTGCCTTGAACCACAGCTTGGCAGTGTCGGTTTCAGGGTCATAGATAAGGCTCGTTATGACTGTATCGGGTGCTGCGTTATTGGCCAGAAGGAATTTCTTATAACCCTCGAACCCATAAAGATTGCCGTTGTTGTTACTAAACAAAGACCCGCCGGGGACCGTGATCTGGTAGACATCGCCCGATGGATCACCAGCAACGAGGACAGCCAGACGACGCTCATAGCGGCAAGCTTTACCCTGACCGTTGGAACCGGAACCCTTCACGTTCTTGGGGCATTCCATGCAGGTCTTAGCCTGCGGAGCCTTGGCTGATGCTTCCGGTTTAATACCGTCGTTCGACCAGCAGTCAGGTAGCGTTGCCTTGGCGTTCTTATCATAAGCACCAGCATAGAACTTGCGTGATGGCTCAAGCAGCCAATCGACGATGATGACATCAAGCTGCTTGTCAACAGCCTTACCAATCTCTTCGCCATTCACGACGCGCTTGAAGACGCGTCCGTTGCTGATCTTGATACGGCGCGATGTGATGCCGCTACCACCCATGCGGTCCAAGCGGCCCGACTCACGCCGAACGAAGCCGCCCTCAGTGGGCTGGTCAAAAATAGTTATCTCATTCATTTGGTTTCTCCTTGGTCATAGTTTGCTCCTTACTTCTCTGTCGGTTTGCGGACGTGGACTACATACTTGTTATCGACCTGTAGACCGACCGGGAGGACGTCCGGATTCTCCTCCAAAAACTGCTTCACGTTACCATTGTGCAGGCGCTTCTCAAGTAGAAACGGCACGTTATGCTCTTCAATAAACTTGTACATCTGCTCCCAGTCAGTCGTCCAGTATCGGGACTGAACGCGCCTTGATAGGGTGCCAGCAGGTGTGCGAATGCTGTCAATGTTCTGGTCGTTGCAGAAGTCCAGAAGCTCCTTGGATACAAGCTCCAGATTTTCCTTAAGGCCAGCGACCTTAGCTTCGAATGCTTCTTCCTCCTCTGCGATGGCCGCACGGATTTTGCGGTACGCAGCAACGAGCTTCTCTACGGGTATCTTATCAGTCATGGTTTGCTCCTTCGTTATTCCCCCTGCTTACGAGGGTGACTATACAGTGTCAAGTTCTTGTTTGTATAAGTCGATAATTTTCTGGTGGTTGTCGATGTTGCCCTGCAACATGCTGTAAAGCTTCTCTTCTACAGGGCTGCCCTTGATGTGCACCACGGTCATGGCGTTCTTCTGCCCCGCACGGTCGATACGGGCATTTGCCTGTAGATAGGTTTCCACGCTCGTTGTGGGTGCGTACCAGATGATGGTGTCGGCTGCCGTCAGGGTCAGGCCGTGGCTTGCTGCCTTGGGCTGAATGAGTAGGACGCGTGGGTTTGGCTCACGCTGGAACTTATCGACGATATCGCTGCGCTTGTTGACTGGTACCTTGCCGTTGATGACATCGCACGTGATGCCTTCTTTCTCCAGACGGGCGCGCAGAAGCTCGATGGTGTGGGTGAACGGTATGAAGACCAGCACCTTATGGCTGGCTTCCTCGATGACTTCCAACACCACGTTCAGGCGGTTGGATACGTCGAACTCAAGTACCTCACCATTATCCGTATAGACTGCACCTCCGCTAATCTGGAGCAGCTTGTTAAGTTTGGTCGCAGCGTTGACCGCGCTGACCTCCTCGCCACTGGCTTCGAACAGCAACTGGTTCTTAAGCTCGTTATAATATTTGCGCTGCTGCGGGGTGAGGGGCGCTTCGCGCTCGATGTGCGTTACGGACGGTAGGTCCAAGCAATCCTTCTTCTCGAACCGGATGGCTGGCTGCAACACCTTATGGACGATTGCCTGCGCGTTGCTCTTCGGCGTCCACTTAAACTGGGTCACCTTGCGCATCACGCTGTCACGGAAGACGCCATAATATTTGGGACATCCCGGCAGGTCCATCATACGGGCCAGACCATAGGCATCCACCGGAGACTGCGCCGCTGGCGTACCAGTCAACATCCACAGGCGTGGGTCGGTGTCGCGCACCAAGCGGTTCAATATCTTCCAGCGGTTGGTCGTTGGGTTCTTGTAGGCGTTGGCCTCGTCAATCACGATAAGGTCGAAACCACCCTTGGCGATTGTGTCCTTGACCACAGCCAGCCCATCAAAGTTAAGGATGACGAAGTCAGCCCCAGAGTTAATGATCTTCTCCCGCTGCTTGGCTGCACCATGCGCTACGCTACACGAACGGTGCATAGCAAACTTGAACAGGTCCTGCTGCCACGCCGACTTCATGATCGACAGGGGGCATAGTACCAGCACGCGCTTCACCAAGCCCTTCTTCATGAGGTAGTCGGCTGCCCAAATCACGCTGGCTGTCTTGCCTGTGCCCTGCTCGTTGAAGCAGAACGCCCGCTTGCGGATAGATAGGAATGACGCCGTGGTCTTCTGGTGCTTGAACGGCTCGAACTTACCCGTCCACTGGTAGGACTTGAGCATAGGCGAGGGGGTATCTGCGAAGCCAAGCTGCGCTAGGATTTCCGTTTCATTATGTCCCCATTTGACAACCACGCCTTCGGCTACTTCTGCGCTCTTGTGGATGTTGTCTGTAATGAGGCACGGGTCTTGTGCGTTAATGAGTAACGCTTTGTTTTCAACGATTTGCACCAGCTTGCTCCTTGGTACGCTTATTTCTTTTTGCGTTCTCGTGGACTTGTTTCCGAAATCAGGTTCTTCTTGGCGTCTCGGTCGAAGGATCGGTTGGCTGACTTGCTGACCATGCGTAGGCCAGTCTTGTTGCTACCGCCCTTGTCGAGCGCCACGACGTGGCCGACATCCTTGCCGTCACCCTTCTTGGCTTTACCCGCCTTCGCCATCTTGGCACGGGCTGCGTTGCGTACAGCGCGGTTCTTCTTCTGCTGTGCGGTACCTTGGTATGTATCGTATTCTTTGCGGTAATCCCTAGCCATCACTTCCTCCGTGGTTTCCAATGTTCGCAGGAGGTGACGGGGCACCATCCGCAAAGCGGCCCTGATTTGGGGTTGAATACACCATTCTCCATAGCGGCGTCGAGGTTATAAAGCTGATCGTCGAACACGGACATATATTTATCGAGGTGCTCCCGCTTGTGGGTCTTCTTCGGGAACTCTTGACTGACCACGTAGGCTAGTGCTGACTTGATGGTTTCCAACTCAGGGTGCTTAATAAAGAGCGCACCTGCCATCAGGTCAAGCTGCTTCATGTCCGCATACTTCGCGTTCTTGCCAGTCTTGTAGTCGATCATCCAGCCCTTGGTTCCATCGACAATCAGCAAGTCCACGATGCCCCGATACCAGACATCCTTGGCGAAGAATGTCGTAGGGGCAAAGCCAGTATCCGTCTTGGCTACACCTAGCCGTAACTCGGTGTGCTTCTCCCCTTGCTTAGCAGCCAGCGGTTCCACGATGGGGCGCATGAAGGCAAACTTCTCAGGGATGGGCTTGCCATCTCGAATGAACTCTTCAGCCGCTAGGTGTACAGCAGTACCGTATTCAGCCGCCTCGCCGGGTTCGTCCTTGACGTCCTTAGCTATCTTGAGGTGGAAATACTTCTTCGGGCATTGCTCGAATGTTTTGATACTGCTGTACGACCAAGCTGTCATGTTATCGGACTTTTCCTTCTAGGCGATCAGCTACCAGCTTAGCATAGCCAGCAATATCAATCCAGCTATCAGCGTAGTTCGGGTCACCATTTAAGATGCGCCCAATCTTATGGAAAATCATATCCATCGCTTCGCATTGGTCCACGGCGAACGTCTTGCCCTTCTCTTCAGCGAAGTTACGCGCCACTTCTTTGAGTTTATAGGTGATTGTGGCATGGTCGAGGAAGTTACCGTACCGACTTCCGCGTTCATCGAGGATTCTATTAACCCTGTCCTCCGTAGTAGGTCGTATCATCGTAGCGGGACCGCCGGGAACCTTACGTTCCGCTGTGCCTACTACCCGCTCCTTACCCTTACCCTGCAAGGCTGCGAGTGCCGCCATCTGCTTCTTAACCGCATAGATGTAGCTTTCGCTCACTGCCATACGGTCTTTGATTTCCCTAGCGGCATAGCCCTGCTTCAACAGTTTCATAATCCCTGCTGCTTTGTTCTTCTTCATGTCGTTTGCTCCTTATTTAAGATTGCCGCCGCTTTTGAGGATGTCCCCATCAAACACATAGGTGCCTGTGTGGGTCAGCCGGATAAACGGGTGGGCGTAGATTTTACCCCCGTGTTTGCGAAACAGTTCGCAAAAGTGGTAATCCTCTGACAACAGCGCCCCGCTCTCGTCGATAGACGTAGCGAAGAACTCATGGGTCAAAGGCTTGGCGTATTCACCAGTCGCTGGGTCTGTGAATGATGATACGCGATAGGTTGGAACGTGGGGGATAAGATGCTCGAACACCCCGCGCTTGATGAGCATGAAGCCAGTGCCACCGTGGCGGACTTCGATGCAACCCGTCTCATCTGTTTCTTGATGCTCTCCGCCAACCATGTTGAAGACGAAGGCTCCGGCATGCGCTGCTAGGTCGTCCTTGCCAGCCAGTGCCGCACGTTCCACGCTATCCCAGTTCACTTCCTTCTTGGGGTAGATACCGCAGGTGATGTCTTTGTCGGCCAGCATAAGCTGCGCGACAGCCTCGCTATCGAAGCCGATGTCAGCGTCGATGAACATGAGGTAGTCATGGTCACTAGCCAGAAACACACGAGCTAGCTCGTTACGTGCACGGGTGATAAGGCTCTCGTTCATTATCTGACACCACGCCACGTTGACGCCGATTTCCCGCATCTTGGCCATGGTCATCAGTAAGCCCTGCACATAGGACCCCGTGCACATACCACCGTACATGGGGGTGGCTATCATCAGCGATGGTCGCTTGGTCGGCACTTTAATTTCATCCGTCATTTTCTTCTGCTTTCTTTTTTAGTTTCCTGTAGCGGCCTTCGACCGAAGCTATCGTAAGCCCCATCCGTTCCGCTATGTACGCTGCCCTTAGGCCGTGCTTGTAATACTCCAACAACTCTGCGTCCATTTCAGGTGTCCACACGCGGCTAGTCCGTTTTACTATTGGCACTACTTACCCCCTGTGAAGCGACCCTTGGAGTCGCGCTTTGTTAGCACCCTTAGTTCGGCGTTGAGCCGCTCGTTCTCACGTTTGATGGTACTAGTATCACTGCTGGCACTGAACCGCCCCACCATGTAGCTGGCAAAAACCAACACAAACACTGCTACTGCTGTTACGTAATCCATTTCTACTCTCCCTTCTTGCGTACTACTAGTTGGTATCCAACGTGGACAATCTCTGCCTCTTCCGCAAACAGGTTGCAGAAGGCGTCGATGGCGGGTTTGGGGCGGTGCAGGATGTCACGTGGATTGCCCCACATGTAATCGTCAAACACCATCATCCCCTTGGGCTTGAGCAACGGCCAAGCCATACAGGCGTCAGTCAGCACATCCTTGGCAATGTGGCTGCCGTCGATGTAGATGAAGTCCGCTTGGGTTTTTTGTTCGTACATCTCATAAGCTAGCCAATGTGTTGACTTGCCTTTGTTCTTGTTAATAACTCGCTCGTGACCGTGTTTGGCACTAAACAACTCCGTATTGTGGTCAAACCGCGCCTCGACAGCCCCCATATCCTCGGCACCATGCTCCTCGCCACCTTCCCACGTATCTATACAGATAATCCAGTCGTCATCCTGCATCATGTTCTCGGCAATCCAGACGGTGCTGCGGCCTTCAAAGGAGCCAATCTCGATAAAGGTACGCTTACCTGCTTCACCTGACAGCATAGGGATAAGCTGCGTCCAGACTTCCGGTGCCCAGTTGAACCAGTCTTTGGTGAATTGATACTCGCTCATGCGGCCTTCCCTTCGTATTCTGTTAGTGTCTTGAACTGGATGAACTCGCCACCCTTGTGCTGGAATATGCACATGACGAACTTATCTTCGGGTGCTTCGTTCACCTCGCTCCAGAAGTGCAGGGCTACGCCTGTCCGCCTGCTGGATGGGTTGCCGCTCATGTCCCTGTCTTGGGTAACAAGCTCCCCTTCCACCGTGGTATGGGTTCCGTGCTCAGCGTCCTCTGCTCGGTCGAAGACCTCCACCTTATAGAGATGGCAGTTTTCGTCGATCTCGTAGTCGGCAAAGTTAGTGCCATAGTTAGTAATCTTCATCTCAGTAACTCCTGCATAACATCGTGGTGTATTCTCATCATGCGTATCTCGCGCACAGCCTTGTTCAATGCGGCCTTTTCATCTGGTGTCATGTGTTCTTGCAGTTGATGCACGACATCAGCCCATCTCGCGCTCGGCCCTTTTTCATTGTGGTAGTAGTCATTCCTAGTGCCAGAAAATTCATCTGGTCGGTTTCTCATCCGGCTGAGCAGTAGCTTAACCACGGGATGAAACTTATCTTCCTTGGTGGTTTTGCGTGGTATCGGGAAAGGCTCAGGTTTTTCGACATAGATTTCTTCTGGATTATCGACGCGCCACAGGATTTCTTTCCATTCGGCCAATGACTTTGCGCTAAACCAAGGAAACTTCAGTAGCTCTTCATCCGTGAAATGCCGGAAATCTTTAACCTTTGCAGGGGGTGCGTCCTGACCATTAACCTGCAAGTTAATATTGCGAAAGCAGTTGGCGGTCCGCACCCTCAACTCCAAGTCCGTAATCAGCGTTTCGTTTGTAGGGTTAATCGCCATCACTTTGCTCCTTCTCGATAATGGTTTTGTAATATGTGTATGTGGGTTTGGGTTTAGCCGGTGAGGTATCTTGAAGTCCCCACTCCGGCTTCCACCAAGGCACAGGGTCTCTATATATACTGCTGTCATGCATAGCAGGCTCAAGGCGTTCCCAACCTTTCTGATCGCCGTCTAACACATTGAATGTCAGGTCGTTACGGAACACGAACTCAACACCTAGCGTTGCTTCTCGCACCTCATCAATCACTGGAAAGGTAAGGTTATCTCGGTTCAAAGCGGTGCGTAGTATCCGCTCACATTTGTGAACCATCTGCCGTGTTCGCTCCGTCCCAACCCCGAAGTCCTCACCAACCTTATTTAGCGTGGTCCCTCCGGCTCGGTATTGTTTCCATACCGCCCACTTGCGTAGCTTCGGGTTGTCCTTAAACTCCTCCAGCCGTGCCTCTCGCACCACTGGATCACGTGTCGGTCCGGCGGGCGCTAGGCTTTTGAACCCAGAATTAATCCGCTCCATGCGCCGCTGCGCCGCCCTCGCACGGTGTTCTTTCTGCCACTCTTTGTCTCGGCGCAGCTTTTCTTGAAGCCAGTCGTCGTAAATCCACGGCTTAGGCCACCAGTCTGGATCATCCGACATGATATTTCCACGTCTGGTCTAGGAAGCTTTTATCGTGCTTAGCGTTGCGTTGTAACGCCTTATAAGTTCGGATTGTGTCGTTATGTTCTTTCGTAAATTCCTGAAGATAGCGCTCAGATCGGATAGCCTTATTCAACCGAGGTAATATATTCCTATGCTTGGTGAAACGCTCTTGTAGGGTTTTCAATTCCTCTACCGTCTTCTTGCCATAGCCGTGCACCTTAAGAACCTCTGCTGGGTCTAGCTCACGCAACGCTTTCAAGTCCGGCACATGTTCACGGACGTAGTTATACAGTCTGTCACACCCTATTAAGGTAGAGATAACGCTATGAAACGCCTTATCCCGTGTCTCTTCCCAGTCACGATCTTTCGCTATCTCAGCGACGTAAAACATGAGAAACTCATGCTCACGTTTGGCCTTCTCAGCTTCATAGTCGAACGGAATACCTTCGGCTTCTGCCTTAGCTTGATCTTCGTCCAGACCTGCCGTTGCCAGCATTTTGCATATCTTAATCTGACTCTGCGTCAGAACGATTTTCTTCTTATCCTCCATAGCTTGCTCCCATCTTGCTCTCACAGTTTAACGGCAGTGCCACTGCCCATTTCGGCCTTATCCGCATGCAGTCCTCGACATAGGCCCGTGCCTTGTCTGCTTCTGCTTCAGGTGCGATGCACCCCACGGCATCATGCACCGTCATCACCACACGCAGTTTGCGTGCGACCATCAGCATCTGCTCACCGATCACGATACGCGCCAGTGCTTGGCAGATATTCTCAACAGCCTTCCCGCCATATATCCGTGTCGGGATAACTGCGCGGCCCTTCTTCTGGTCGTAGACCATCTCGTTGTGCTGGCTCCCCATCATCGGCTTCCAGCGCAGGTTGGGATATTTAATACTCAAGCCATTGGGTAGCTTGATGCCATCCTTGCCATACACTACCAGCACACCGTCCAACCCTATTGGGGCTGTCTGGTTGTTCGCCATAGCGTCCAGCGCATCTCCTGCCTGCCGCCATAGTTTGGGGATCATCGGGTAGGTCTCACGATACACCTTGATAATACGCTTGCACTCATCCTCTGGCATATCGACGCCGAAGGTCTTTAACTGCGCTTGGAACTTGGTTGGCCCCATGCCGTAACCTGCGCCTAAGATTGTTGTTTTTCCTACGAACCTCTGCGGGTCTGTCACCTCATCAACATCCACACCATAGATGGAACTTGCCATGATCTTATATACGTCCTCACCCTTATCGAACGCAGCGACGAGGTCGTTCTGCCCAGCCAGCCACGCCAAGGTGCGCGCTTCGATTTGTGATGAGTCACAGTCGATGAACACATAGCCGTCGGGTGGTATGATTGCCTTCTTCAACGGTGACTTGCGCGGTAGGTTCTGGAGGTTGACCTTATCATCCCCTCCCCATCGCCCAGTATGTGCAGCGTAGTAGCGCAGGGGCACAGGTAACGTGCCACGCTCGGCTATCTTGATGAACCGCTCTGTCCTTGTCTCTTCCAGTGTGGACTTAACGCCTAGCCGTGCAGCGACGATGGCTTGCACCTGTGGGTTCTCATGCTCCAGCAGCGCCTTGAAGGCTTCGTCGTTCTTGGCGAACGCATGGGTCTCCTTGCCTGTAGCCGGACTGATCTTGGTTGGCGGAACAACCCCATGAAACATCAGCAACTCGGCCAGCTTGGGGTTACTCATCAGGTCGGCCTTGTCGTAGTTGAGCTTGGCCATGAGGGCGTCCTTGGAACTCTTCACATTAGACAGGTGATTTGTGAGGACTTCCTCGTCTAAGCTTAGCATCGGCTCCGTGAACATCCGGATGGTCAGGTCAATTAACCGGAACTCTATTTGCGGGAAGCCCACAGCAATCCTCTGGAACAGGTCGTAGGTAAGCTCGGTGTCGTTGATGCAGTATTGCCCGTAACGGTCCAGTTCTTCCGGCGTGAAGTCCAGACGCCCCTTACCCAGTGCGTTGATAACTTCGTCGCCTTTGATGCCCAGCCCGTAACGCTCAGCAGCTTTGGCTAAGCTGTTACCAGCATCAGGTCCGTCGATAGCGCGAAGTATAGACAGAGTGTCAGCAATCCGCTTGGGTCGGATGTCGAAGTGCCAGTTGAGGATAGCCATATCAAACACAGCGTTGTGCGCCACAGCGATGGCGTTGTCCCATTCAAACTGGTCCAGCCACCGCTTGGTTTGTATCTTGGTGCCGCTGAACCACACGGCAGGCTCGTCGTTACGCTTTACGGATACGCCGATAACCTCAAAGCCCGGATCACGGATATATTCTTCCGTTGTCACCTTGGACAGCGAGTAGCTCCGGTCATAGTAGGTCTCGAAATCGCAAACAATTATATTCACTTGGTGTTATCCTTCTGCTTCCACCCCGCCAGCAATACGTTGCTGGCTCCCGTCACCTTCGGGTGACGGGACATTTTTCCAGCGTCCTTTGACATTTTGCTGGATTTTTACTGGCCCATCCTGTCCATAGACGGCAGCGTAATGTGCAATCTCTACATCTGCCTTAGAGCCTTCAGCCCATGCCACTGGCTGTCCGTCTTGGATTAGGCGGTAGCTTTCGGTCTGTGTGGGTTGGCGTAGGGCTGCTTTCCAGCCAGCTACAAAAGCCAGCTCCATTGGCTTATAGTGTATTGGCGATGCCGTTGTTGACAACCGCCAGTCACGGTATGCTGTGGCTAATGTTTGATCCGCCAGCACTGCGCTGTCTTTATCATTGGTCATCGTTCTTCTCCCTTATCTCCAGCCCACGGGCTTCCAGTGCGGCGCGAAGGTCATCGGTAGCTTTTGGCGACCAAAGAAACTCGCCCATTATTTCATCCAGCGGGTCAAGCTTGGGCGTGCGGATGATGAAAAGATGGCTTAAAGGGCCACCCCACTGGACATGAGCATCACCAAAGTAATCATAAAGCGCATCGCTCACCTTCTGCTTGAAGTCGTGCAGCTTTTTCTCGGTGGCTTCGCAGTTGGGGCAGTGTTGTGTCTTAATCATTGTTTCGCCGCCTCTTCCACAGTCACCTTGGGGCAACGGTCGCTCGGCATAACCACAATACTCTCGATGGAGTAGAAGCTAGGGCCGCACTCCACGATGTCTTGAAGCTCGAAAAGCTCCTCAACCTTAAGCGTAATGCTACGTGGTCCTTCGGCATAGCGATAGGTTAGCTTAACCGTCCAGCGGGGTTGTGTGTTATCGTTCATTAATCCCAATCCTTTCCTTTATATCCTTCGAACAGGCGCGCCAGTATCCAGTCGATCAGCCGTCGAAACATCACGCACCTTTTGCGTCTGAGGCCGAAGAGATGATAGTAAGCTTCAGCCTGCGGACTAGCTCACGCACCATGTCCCAGTTGGTCTCGTCCACAACCACAGCCACGCCGTCGTTGCGCCGGATAGCTTCAATCTCTCTGATTTGTAGGGCGGTCGGCTTGTTACCGCCTGCCTTGCACTCAATGGCAAGGAACAGTCCATTAACACAAGCCACGATGTCGGGGATGCCACTGCGTCCAAAGCCATTGGCAGGGGGCATGAAATAATAAACGCCCTCATCCCGCAAGATGGACATGACTTTATCTTTAACGACTTTTTCCGGCGTCTTTGCCATCAGTTTGCTCCTTGTCTAGTGAGGCTATATCCTCATCTATACATTGTCAATCCCCTTCGGATATCTCTGCATAAACCTCGTCACGAATGTCTGCCATCCGCTCGGCCATAGCAATGGTAAGCTCCTGCCAATTCACGTCCGTGCCGTAGTGGGTTAGCTCCTCTAGCTCAGCTAGGGACAGTTTCCGGTAGTAGCTGCGGTCTTTAGTTGGTTCGGTCATTGTTCGTTCTCCTTTTTATACTCCACTAAGATAGCCTCCGCTTCTTCGCGTGACGTAGCCTTTAAAAATTTCTCAGTCATCGCGGTCAGGTCTCGTAGTAGTTTCCGCCCAGCCTCACGCTCCTCGGGTGTTTCCTCTGTATAGTCGTCCATCAGTTTGCTCCTTGTGGGGTGGGGGGCGCAAGGCCCCCCGTTTGTTACTCGGCCACAGCCCAGTCAATCATGGCCTTTTTAGTTGTCATGCCGTGGCGCAACGTCTTGCCATCGGGCCGCTCATAAATTGTATGGGCGCGCAGGTCATACACCTCATCCACCCATGTCCATGCGTGTTCGGGGTCTGCAAAGGCTGCGATGTCTCGGCCCGTTGGTGAACGAACGATAATGGCGTTTGTGTTAAGTTCAGTCATTTTAACTTCTCCAGTTTAACGTTGCGGGCTTTCCTGCCCGCCTCGATGTTATAGCAGGGTCGCTAGACATTGTCAACCCCCCTAATTTCCGCCGTGTCAGGCTGCCTTCTCCCGCTCAAGCTGCATACGCAGGTGGTCTCTGGTAAAGCCCCAGATGCCTTGCGCTCTGCCGTAGTCGGTGCAAGCCTTGGCTAGGTCATGTTCAAGTAGTCTCAGTTCGTGCCGCATCTTATCGTAGCGGCGCAACAGCGTGGCTGCTTCCCTCTTAGTCGTCATGGTCTGCTCCTCCTTTGCTCAAGGCTTTGTGTGCCAGTTTCTTGATAGAGGCCATCTCTGCCTCCAGCATCTCTGTGTATTGGATAAGCTTACGCATCAGTGTGCGGTCTTCGCCTTCTAGGTCGTCGCGTAACTCGAACAGCTTTTTCCATTCGTCGGGTCTAATGTTCATTGGTTTTCCTCTAGAATGACAATCCGGTCGGCTTCCCCTAGTGCGTCCATAAACTCCAAGATGCCCTCCTCGTCATGGCCTTCGCCGCCTTCCTTTATATACTCAAAGAGTAGGCCATAGGCTGCGGCTGCTGCCGCTTGGCTAACTGTAATCTCCGTCTTCATCAGTAATCTCCGTAATCTTCAAAAAATCCTCGGTCTTCGGCTTCCAGCCAAACGTCATGGCCGTCCTTCCATTGGTCTTCCACATACTGCCGGATTAGCGGTTCAAATTGTTCCCAGCGAGCGATAACTATGTCGCCCATCTCTTGCGCTGTCAGGCTCTCCATATCCTGCTCAATCAGTGCGTCCCGCACCTCGTCCGTTTCGCTGTCTCGTGTCAGTCTCATGTTGCTATCCCTTCCTTATATATAATAACCAGCGGGTCATTCCAGCGGGTGTCTATCACGCGCCATTCCCATCCGTCAGCTTCGCTCAATGCTCTGGCTGCTTCCATCGCATGGCTGCCAAACTCGAAGGTCGCCACAGTGTCCCAGCGCCTCGTCTCGTTGTCGCGCCGCTCTAGATTGATTTGCATGGACATGCCTTCCCCCCGTCACGTTCTATAAGTTCGTCTATGCACTTTTCGATAAGCTTAAAGGCATCATATACATCAACGTCGAACCTCATTACGCGCCAGTTGCCTGAGTAACGCGCCACTGCTTGGATACGCCGCAGC